ATTACTCATAAAAGAATATATGCATATTAAAAATAGTCAATTTATCCTAGCTACTTTTATGTGTGTAAGGGATCATGAAATTTCCAAAAATTTTTGCAGAAAATTTCAAATTTTATAAAAATTAATAAAAAAATATAAAACTTATTTAATACGTTATTTTTTATAATAATTATATTATACTATTAATATAATATTTTATGAGTGATATATTTGAAAAATCTATAGATAATATAAAAAAAAATAATAATGATGATAAAGATTCAATTCCAATGAGAATACAATTTATAAAAAATTTATTGGAAGATAAAGATTTACAACCTCTTGTAAATTTTGATTCAACAGATACAGAAAATTTTATATGTAGAAATATAAAAGATGATGAAAGTGGAGATTCATATGATACTAGAATAATTCTTAAAAAAAGAATATTAGATTTTAAAAATATAATTCAACAAATGGGTGGTAAATTAAAATATATTAAAAGTGGTACGACTGGACATACATTTAAAGGTATATCAGATGATGGTAATTTTGAATTTGCAGTAAAAGTTGTAGCTTATCCAAAAAAAGAGAAATATGGTAGTATTAATGATATTCGTAGACCAGAAAATGCCGAATTAATGATGTTAAAATTACTAAGTTATTTTATAGTTAAAAGACAGACACCACATTTAATTATACCATTTGGAACATTCAATACAAATATAGATACATTTGTAAATTTAATAAAATTAGATAAAATTGATGATAAAAATGATAGATACAAAGAATTCATTGAAAGATATGAAAATGGTGATTTTAGTTCAACTGTATCAATATTAATAAGTGAATGGGCGAATAAAGGTGATTTGCTTGATTTTTTTAGAAATAATTATAAGTCATTTAAATTAATACATTGGAAAGTTATTATATTTCAAATATTATCTATTTTAGCAATAATACAATCAAAATATCCAGCATTCAGACATAATGATATGAAAGCAAATAATATACTCGTTCAAAAAATTAGCATTAAAAAAGAATATTATAAATATTTGATAGTTGGTGCAAATTATAAAGTTCCTAATATAGGGTATCATATAAAACTATGGGATTTTGATTTTTCTTGTATTCCTGGCATAGTAGATAATATTAAAGTATCTTCAAAATGGACAAAAAAAATAAATGTTACACCAGAACAGAATAGATATTATGATATTCATTATTTTTTTAATACATTAATAAGAAAAGGATTTTTTCCACAAATATTAACAGATGCTTCTATACCAAATGAAGTAAAAGATTTTATAAATCGTATAATACCCAAAAAATATCGCGACTCTGAAGAATTTGTTCATGAAAAAGGTAGAATTTTAGTGAATGATGAATATACAACACCAGATGAAATATTGAAAAAAGATACATTTTTTGAAGAATTTAGAATTGATGATGGAAAGGATACAAAATCTAAAAATAATATACATAAAATTTTAAGTGCTGATAAAAATCCATCTGAACTATTGTTTTCAAATAATAAAAGATCTTCTAAAAAATTATCAAAAAAATCTTCCAAAAAATTATCAAAGAAATCTTCCAAAAAAAATAAAAAATCAGAAATAAATTTAAATAAAACAATAGATATTATTAAATTATTAGGTAGTGATTTTAATTCAAAACGTGATAAATTTAAACAATTGGAAGAAAATTATTTATAAAATTATTTATAAAATTAATTATAATTTAATTCTTATAAAAATACAATAAAAATACAATAAAAATATAATATAATATTCATTAATATTATATTATAATGAATTTAAATAATCCATATGATGATATTGATTTTTGTTTAGAATTATTATATAATTCAGTTTATAAAGAAAATGAATCAGATTTATATAATTTAGAGCCGATTTCTAGAAGAGATATAAGAATTTCTAATTTACGAAAAGATACAGATTATGATTATACACAAATATTAAATAGTAAATTTAAATTACATGGATATTATAACGGTCGTTTACATTATACACGATTCGGAATATACCCATCAACGATGTCAGTTGGTTTTTGTAATAAAAAAATAAATTTAAATGATTTATTAAGACCAGAATTATATCATATGGCGATGTTATATATGTCATCTGAATATGTTTTTGATGAACATTTTAATCATATATTATTACCAATAATGTGTTTTGATATTAAAAAAGAAAATTTATTAAAATATTTACCAAATATTGAAAAAGACTTTGGAGATAATTTTCAAAAAGACAATGACAACATGTATATTATAATTACAGAACATTATCATAAAATGATGACTTTAAGAGAATTTTTAGATTTAAATCAAGATACAATTACAATAAAACAAATAAAATCAATATTATTCCAAATATATTTTACATTATTGAAATTATCAGAAAGATTTAATAAATTTAGACATAATAAATTAAATTTAGATGCTATTTTAATATTACCAAAAGAACAAAAAGATGATATATATAAATATGGTGAATTAATATTTAAAATAAATTCAAATGATATAGACATTAAAATAACAGATTTTGATTATAGTTATCATAATAGTGAATATATAAAGAATGATAATAATTTTATTAAATTTGAAGGAGGTAATATAGAAAATCCATATTATGATGTACATTATATTACAAATTTATTATATTTATATATTGAATCTAATAAAAAAAATGAAAATATATATAAAATATCAAAATCATTAAAAGATTTTTTCACTGAAATATTACCAGATAAATATAAGATTATAACAACTGAAAATTATAAAGGATTAAATCAAGAATTATTTAATATTTCATCTGATGAAATTATAACACCATTAAAAATAATAAAAAAAAATATATTCTTTAAAGATTTTATAATGAATAATATTAAAGAACCAATCGAATCAATGAATATCAAGGATTCTAATATTAAATATATAGAATCAAGTTTTTTAAATAAATTTCAAAATAAAAAATCTAACCAATATTATAGTAATATGATAAAAGGAAGTAGAAAAATTTCAGGTTTGGAATTATCTGAATCAACAAATAATAATATGTCAGAAGCGGTAGCAGGTGGTGCAAAAAAAAATATGGGATTTTCAGCAACTTCGACCATGAGATCTTATAAAAAACATAATGATACATCATCAACATCATTTACAGTTACCGATAATTCAGTTGCAACAATGGTTAATCCAGATTTAACTAGTGTATCTGAGAAAAAATTATCTAAAAAAAATAAAAAACATTCAAAATCAAGAAAAAATAGATTAGATAGAGGTAAATCTGATAAAAAATCATCTAGTTCAAGTGATTCTAGTAAATCTAGTAAATCTAGTAAATCATCTTCTTCAAGTTCAACTGAAACAGAAGATATGGGTAGAACGCAAAAAAATATGAATCAAGATTTAGAATATATTAATTATTTAAATGTAAATGACCGTAAAAAACTTCAAAAATTACCAGATGGATATGTTGATGCTGCACCAGAACACATGCTTCAAAATATGCCAAATTTAAATCAACCAGGTATTTCTGATATGGGAATGCAATTTAATCAGATGAATATGAATCCGATGATGCCACCAGGTATGCCACCAGGTATGCCATCCGGCCCAATGGGTCCATCATCTGTAAACGTTCAACAAGCATTAGCACAAATGCAACCACCTCCAATGCCAGCAGATATGCAACAAATTGCGATGCAGGGGCAGATGGGACAGATGAATCAACAACTTAATGTTCCAATGATGAATAATCCAATGTCACAATTTATGGGAATGCAGCCACAACCAATGCAAATGGGTGGTAGTAAAGATAAAAAAAAGATGCAAAAATATACATTAAGTTTAGATAAAAATTTTTTTTTTTGAAGGGAGGTAATGGTGAAAAAATAATACCAATGTATCAAGAAAAAATGCATCCAGGACAACCACAAGAATATCAAGATATTGCAACCCAAAGACAAACAGAAACATATCAAAAAATGGAAAAACAAAAATTACAAGAAAAACAATTAATAAATTTACAAGTATATCAACCACAAAAATCAAAGCCAGATAAACCAACAGAGGGTGTATCTTATCAGCCATCATATACAGCGAATCCATATTTCCCAGCACAAATGGCTAACGCCATGAATCCTTTTAGCATGTCAATGTTAGGGTCAACTTATCCAATGTCAGTAAATATTAATAAAATTTATGAAATTAATGCACCAGGACCAGTAGCGCCTCATAATAAACTTTTTATGATATATGAAGATATATTACCTGGAAAAGGAACTATGACAACTTTTAAAACATTGGGTGAACGAACAAGTCAATTACAATTTGTTAGAACTGTATTATTTAATCAAGGAGATGGAAGTGAAGTTAATTTAGACGGTTCAAGTGTAAATGGGTTATTATCACATATTAAATTTTTAGAATTAAATCCATTTAATACAAATAGATATTCTGATAATCCATATAAAGGATTACCCGAAGGATTTTTATTATATAGAACTTGTTATCCAATTAAAAGATCAGAGCCATTTGGCCATGCAACATGTGCAAAAGACTCAATGGCAATAAATGTAAGAATATATAAATTAACTTCTGGTGCATATCTAATAAATAAACAAAACGATGTAAAAATTCATGAATATAATCAATGGAGAGAAATAACATATTATAATTATATAAGAGAAAATATAATCAAGAAAAAAATATGTCCTAATTTTGTAGCATTATTTGGATATTATTTATGTAAGAAATCCAATATTGATTTTGATAAAATAAAAAGAGTAAATTTAAAAGAATTTAAAAATATTAATGAACCACTTTCAAAACAATTAGATGATTTAAATATTTTTGATAAACAACAAAATCAATTTACAACAGCATTGATACAAACTTTAAGAAATATTAATCCTGGTCATATTATTCAACCATTATCAACTCAACAAGGACTTCAAAATACACAAATGAAACAAAAACCAATAGATTTAAATGAATATTGTGGTGAAGTATTAGTAGCTTTAACAGAATCACCAACATATAATTTATATTCATGGGCATCAAAAACATATCAACAAGAAGGAAATACACGAAAAATGATAAATACTGGATATCATAATGATAAAGTATGGAAATCTATAATATTTCAATTAATGGTTGCATTATATGTATTAAAAATAAACAAAATATATATTAAAGATTTTTCTATTGCAAATAATGTATTTATAAAAGATCTTGTGGTAGAAGGAACTGCAACAAGTTATTGGAGATACAAAATTAATGGAATTGAATATTTTATACCAAATTATGGATATATAGTATTAATTGATAGTAATTATAGAAATTATGATGAACCTGTACCAGTACAAACTTCTCAACCTACATATAAATTAGATGGGCAAATTTTTGATAAGAAAAATACAATTATAGGAGATGAAGATACAAAATTAAATGAAATGTTTAAGGCAGCTATTAATACAAATAATTTCGATGTAAATTTTACAAATCAAGGAGGTATTAAGCCTGAAACAGGTGTTTTAGATATGTTGGCCAAAATGACAAGCAATACATCTACAAAAATTAATGAATATTTTATTGATTATATGACTCAATTTATGAATAATAGGATAGGTACATATCTTAAAGAACAAGAAATTGTACATATAAGAAAAGATAATTTGAGAGAATTTAGCAAAGGTCAAATATTAGTCCACGAAGAAGGTACAAAAATATATAAATTTGTATTATATTTAAATGTAGATGGAACAACTGCAACAATATTAACAAAAGAAAATACGTCACAAAATGATCCAAATATTAATAAAGAAGATGAAGAAATTATTCAGATGAATGTACAAATTACAACATTATTCGGATATTCATTTACTGAGCCGATTATACAAAATACCAATATAAATGAATCTAATCCTACTGAGGAGAATATTTTAGAAACTTATAATATTTCAGATCCAGATGATAATTAATATATAATAGATTAATTATTTAACTTATATATATCATTTATATTTTTCAAAAAAAAAATATAATATTATTTGAATAAAAATAATATTATTATAATATATATGTCAGGATATATATCCGATTCATTTCAAAATTATTCTCCATTAAATCCAATACCAATATATAATAAAAATCTTCCAGGAAATTATGATCAACATATGATTTCTCAACCAGCATATAATCAAAAAAATTTAAAAATACCAAGAACACAAAATAGTAATAGAGATTATAAAAATGATAATATTTCTTCGTATTATGAAAAATATGATTTAAAAGGTAGTACAGCAAATTATGATAGGGCACGTACAGCAACACAAAGTTTATTTGAAAAAAATGATATTACAAAATTATTTTTTTCAGATGAAAATCTTAAAAGAATTCAAATAAAAATTAGGGAAGAAGTACGTAAAAGAACAAAAGGCCAATATATATTAGAAGAAGACCAAGATGAATCTGATTTAATGATTGTAATGAGAGCAATATATTTAGACAAATGTAAAAATTTACCAGGAGAAACAATAAGACAAGTTAAAATATTAAATCAACAAACTGTAGATTATTTAATGCCTGATCTTATATCAAATATTAGACAATATTTTGGTTATATTAAAGATATTAATCAACCATTACAACCAATGGTTAGACCACTCAATGTTTCGTCAGCTGGACGTAAGTTGCTAGCAAGCATCACAACACTTTATCGATAGGTATTCTTTTTATTTAATTCGATTTTAAAAAAATTGAATTTATTTATAATTTTATATTTATAGTTTAATTAAATTAATATTATTATATATGGATGAAATATTATTAAGATATAATAGATATATTTATAATAGATATCAAGATTTATTAAGATCTGGAAAAAATAAAGATAATTTAAATAATTTTGATTTAGCAAAGATATTTGAATATTATTCCTGTATAAAATTATCAGAAGAATATAATCAAATATTTTATGAATATTCAGATATTGAACCAAATTTTAAAGAGATACATAATTTATCTAAAAATGATACAGGCATAGATGCATGTAATTTATCAGATACGATTGTTCAATGTAAATTACGTGATAATAATTTATCTTGGAAAGAATGTTCTACATTTTTTGGAAGTAATGTGATATTAAATAATAATAATAAGTTAGATATAAAATGGGATAAAATGATAATAACCAGAAATAAAAATTCTAAATTAACAACTAATTTAAAATCTAAAAATAAATTATTTTTAGATAAAACATATGATAAAGACGAAATAATAAATTATTGTGAAAATTTAATATTAGATAAAAATATAATAAAAAAAGAAAAAGTAGTAATTAGAGATTATCAAAAAGAAACTATAAAATTAATAAAAGATTTGAAAAAAAATTTAATAATAAATTTACCAACTGGTACTGGTAAAAATTTTATTATTGCTCATTCATTGAAACCAAATAAATTTAATTATTTAATATTAGTTTCAAGAATAATATTATTAGAACAAATTGAAACAGAAATAATAAAATATAATCCAGAATATAATAAATATATACAAAAAATTGGTGATAATAATAATGATTATGATAAAGATAAAAAAATAACTATTTGTGTATATAATTCTGTTAAAATTATTGATGATTATATTAAAAATTTTGATTATATTTTTGTTGATGAAGCACATCATATTGTAATACCTGAAATTTACAAGATAGATAATATTAATAATAGTGATAATGATAATGATAATAATGATAATAATAATGATGATAATGATGATAGTGATGATAGTGATGATATTGATGATATTGATGATAGTGATGATAGTGATGATAGTAATAGTAAAAATAAAAAATATCTTCAATTAATAAAATCATATCAAAAATATAACAATAATATATATTTATCAGCAACTATTGATAAAATCGATGGATTTCAATATTATACAAAAGATATTCGAGAAATGATAGATAATAAATATTTATGTGATTATATCATTACTGTTCCTATATTCTCAAATGATCCATCTAATAAAAATATATGTGAATATTTAATAAAAAATTATCGTAATATTATAATTTATTGCAATTCACAAAAAGAAGGAAAACAAATTAATAATATTATGAATAATATACAAAAAAATTGTTCAGCATATATTGATTGTGAAACAAAAATATCAGAAAGAAATAAAATAATTACAAAATACAAATCTGGTGAATTATCATTTTTAATAAATGTTAAAATTCTTGTTGAAGGTTTTGATGCACCTATAACAAAGGGAATATGTTTTATGCACATGCCTTCAAGTAAAACCACTTTAATACAAATTATTGGTAGAGCGCTTCGATTGCATGAAGAAAAAAAATTTGCTAATATTATATTACCATTTTCAAATAAATCAGATGAAGATAATATTAATAATTTTTTAAGAACTATGGCACGTAATGATAGTAGAATAAGACAAAGTTATATTAATAAAAAATTAGGAGGTTATATCGATATTTTTATAGATGAAGAACAAAAAAATATTGATAAAGATAATAACATAGAATTAAGATATGAAATGATATATGATAAAATTGGTATATTAAGAAATTCTGAAGAATTATGGCAGAAAAATCTAGAAGAACTAAAAAAATATATTGATGGAAATGGAAAAAAACCAGCTAAAAAAAATAAAGATAAAAATATTAAATATTTAGCGACATGGATATCACATCAAAAACGTAATTATTTATATATTCAACAGATAATGATGAATGATAATATTCGTAAATTATGGTTTAATTTTATAAATGATGATAAATATAAACAATATTTTATATCCAATGAACAAGAATGGTTAAATAATCTAGAAATTATTAAAAAATATATTAATGAAAATAATAAAAGACCATCATCTGAAGATAAAAATAATAATATTAAATATTTAGGAAATTGGCTATTACATCAACAAAAAAATTATATAAATAAAGAACAAATAATAACAAAAGATAATATTCGTAAAATATGGGAAGAATTTATAAATGATGATAAATATAAAAAATATTTTCTATCTAATGAACAAGAATGGAATAATAATTTAGAAAAAGTTAAAAAACATATTGATGAAAATAATAAAAAACCAACTCCGTATGATAAAAACAAAAATATTAAAATATTAGGAAAATGGATATCTATGCAACAAGTTAATTATTCAAAAAAACAAAAAATAATGAAAAATAAAAGTATTTATGAAATTTGGACAAATTTTATAAATGATAATAAATATAAACAATATTTCATATCAAATGAACAAGAATGGTTAAATAATTTAGAACTTGTAAAAAAATATATTGATGAAAATAATAAAAGACCATCAATACATGATATAAATAATAATACTAAACATTCAGGTCAATGGATATCGGATCAACAAAAAAAATATAAAAAAAAACAATATAATATGGCAAATAATGATATATATATTCAATGGACAAATTTTATAAATGATGATAAATATAAAAAATATTTTATATCAAATAATGAAGAATGGGTGAATAATTTGGAATCTGTTAAAAAATATATTGATGAAAATAAAAAGAGACCATCGACTAAAAATATTAATACTTATAGTATGGGAAATTGGATATTAACCCAACAAAAAAATTTTTTAGATAAAAAATATATAATGAAAAATGATAATATTTGTAAATTATGGTTTAATTTTATAAATGATTCTAAATATAAACATTATTTTCTATCTAATGAACAAGAATGGTTAAATAATCTAGAAATTATTAAAATATATATCAATGAAAATAATAAAAGACCCTCAACAGAAGATACAAATAATAATATTAAAAAATTAGGTAAGTGGATATCAACACAACAACAAAATTATTCAAAACAAATAAACATTATGAAAAATATTGATATATGTAATCAGTGGATGGATTTTATAAATGATAATAAATATAAAAATTATTTTATAAATTAATAAAATACCATATATTCTGGAAAATAAAATGTTTCTTTTGTTACAAAATTATTTATAATTTCATCAGTAATTGTATTTTTTTTTGTTTTTCCAATTATTTCTTTAATTGATTCTCCATGTTCCATAAAATCCAAACATAGGATTATTAAAATAAGGATTAGATTATTTTTTTCAAATTTATAAATCTCAGATAAACCTGTATAAGAAATTATATTAAATCTATCAGAATCATTATTTAAAATCAAATAATTATCTTTACTGAATATATTATTTGTTTTAAGAATATTACAAAAATAATCAGTTGTTCTAAGATCACTTAAATCACTTTAATTACTTAAATCATTTATATTAGTTAAATGTTCAATTTAACTAATATAAAAAATTGAAACAGATTTGTGAAAATCTCTTAGAATTTTTTATATAAAAAAATTGAAACAGATTTGTGAAAATCTCTTAGAATTTTTTATATAAAAAATTGAAACATAAATTATATATAATTTAATTTATTATCAATATAGTAATAAATAATATGAATAATAACATAATAGATTTTTCATTTACATTTGTAATATTATATCTGTATACTATTATATTGTTTGAATTAAATAAAGATTATAGTTTGTCATTTTTACATATTATAATGTTATCTTTATTATTTTCATTTATTATCATTATAATACAACTAATTTAATTAATTAAATTTAATTAATTAAATTATTTACTTAACTATTTATAATTTTATTACTATTTATAATTTTATTTAGCAAGCATATACAAAGACTGTGCCGTATTTTTGACCAAGTTCATCAGCAGATTCAGTATTGGGTCTACTATCTTGACGAGCAATGAAAGTAATTGGGTCATTTGATTTAAAATCATTACCATCTTGGTATACATAATTAGCAAGAAGTGGATTATAGAAGTAATTTTCATCTAAAGGTCTATTTAAAGATGGATCTGGAATAACAATTGCTGATGAACCACCAACAACACCTTTTGCAACGGGTGGTCTATATATTGTTACAATAGATCTTAAAGCAAGATCAGCATCGCCAACTTTAATACCATAATCGAAATCGACTGGAGTATCATTTACGGCAGATTGACCAATATTATATGATTGATATGGTACAGTAGTGTATGATACATTAAAATTTAATGTTGTATGATTGACAGATTGATAACGTCTGTTAATATAAAAGAATAGTAAATTACGGGTAAACACTACAGAACGAAATTTTGGTACAAGTGTTTTGTGTTCAATAAAGAAATCGGATTGGCTAAGAGAACGTTCAAGGCTCATTTGTTGAAAACCACCAGCTTGTGGGAATAATGTTGGAAGTCGAACATTTATAATTGGAATATTAAGGAGTGCTGTTCTTTGAAGTGCATTATAATTAGTACTGCCGAGTAATGCACGAGAAGAAATAGTTGTTACTTGAGCAAATGTTGGACGAAGAGAGAAGGCTGCGAGAAGTTTGCGAAGTACTGCACCTTCATCATGAACATGATGCATATCTGGAGAATCAAAATATGACCAATCGTAGCTGCTGAGAACACGAAGTAATCCAGTAATACCATCATCTGCATCATAACCACCAGTAGAATAAAATCTACCTTGACGGAGATTAAGAACATTTTTCCATAATTCTATTTGGATTTTAAAACGTTTATGCATATTTGTAATTGGAGAATCATCACTGAAATATGCTAAACTATTTGGATCGTTGACAATATCCCATGTAAGTTGCCATTCAGATTCTAATTCATTTGGCATAATATTATCATGGAGGGGAATATTACGATTGATGTATGGAAGAGCACGTGAAATGACAATACGACCAATGTTTGCAAGTAACATACGATTTTCAATTGCTTTAATTCTTGGTAAAAAGAGAGCAATGATAACTGGGTGAATATGAATAGAAAGATTAGAACGTGATTTGTCATATGCACCTAATACTGCCTCAGTTGCACAATCGCGGTAAAGAGCGAGTTGATTTTTAATATCAGTATGAATTATTTTAGAAGTTTCAAATAATTTGACAATTTCATTGAGTGGTTGGTAATCTTTAGATTGAATATTTAATACTTGATCAGAACGAGCTTCAATACCCATAAATTTAGACATTTCACTATATTGAAGTTGATTGAGTGGATTAAGAGTATTACCTGTATCGCCTTTAAGAGCCATTGAGATAATTGCATCTTTTTCGGCAGCAGATAATTCATGTTTCTCAGCATATTTCATTGCTTTTTTAACAATAGCTGGAACATCATGAAGACCATAATGTTGATCTATTTTTTCAATGAATTTACGAGCATATTTTCTTACACGTTCGCGAGCATCAGTAAGTTTACTCACAACTTCTTCAACTTTATCTTCATTCATTTTCTTGTGTTTGAGAATGGCTCTAACTTGTTCTACGGGAATATCATGTTTAAGGTAGAAATCAAAATTGAGTTCTTCACCTTGGTTAGAATTCTTTGTACGACTGTCCATAATATATTATATAAGATATATTTTTTTATTTTATAAAAAAAATAAAAAAAATACGTTTTTATAGTAAAAATAATTATTTATGTTTTTTTGATTTTTTCATAAGTTTATTTTTTTTATTCTTATCAGTATCTTTATTTATATTAACAATATTTGGACATTCAGATAATATTTTTTTTTTCATTTTAGTTGTTAATGCATATTTTTTACCATTAATCTTATCAATTTTTAATAATGATTCAAATGTAGTAATTGGACAATTATAATTTTCAAAATAATCATTACAATTATTTGAAGAATTTGATATTAAAGTATTTCGTATAATTTTGTTAATATATAAAAAATCATTAATATTCATATTTTTAAAAACTTTGTTAGATGGATATATATTTTTAGTATAATTAATATGTCGAATAGATGTTTTATTTAAATCATATGGATATGTAAAATAACCATTAAATTGATTATAATTTATTTTTTTAGGATTTAATTTATTAGTTAAGATATATGATGGATATACACATTGATAAAATGATTGAATATCTCTTATATCATATATATTATTTTCATAGATATAATTTTCTAAAATATCACCGTGTGATAAACAATTTGATATTTTATTTGTTAAATTTAAATCACTATTTTTGAGATGATCAATATAATGTTGTTGAATCATTAACGGGATTGCTGTTTTTTCTGTTTCAAATAATCTAATTACATTATCAATATTATCATAACCAAAAAATAATTTCTGGGCACCATCAAAAATATGATAATCAATATCTTTCATTTTACATGTCTTTATAAAGTTATCAAAATCATTTAGAGAAAAATATTTTTCTCCATAAATTGTTTTAATTGATTGTAATATAGTTATGAGCGAACGTATATCATTATGCGAATATTCAATAATTTTATTTAATACTTTTTCATCATTTAAATTTATATTTTCTTGGATACATATTTTACATAATATATTTTCAAGAATTTCATTTGTTGGATTATAAATTTGAATAGTATATGCTATTTTTTTTACAAAAAATATTAATTTATTATGTTCATTATTTGAAATTAAAATAATTGGTAAATACCAATTAATATCATTTAGTTTTGTAAGATTTTTAATTAATAATTTTTCATTATTTGATGAAATACATTCAATATTATCAATTAATATAATTTTTTTTTTTTGTTCGATATTATTTAATTTATCTGATATACCGATGCCAAATATAGTTTTGTTAATAAATTCATTAATATTTTTAAAATTATTAATTTTTATAAAATTAATTTTATAAACAATATATCCTAACGAATTTAATATAGATGTTATTAATGAAGTTTTACCAACACCATGATTTCCAGATATAAGCATATTGCTTTTATTATATGTATTATTAATTTTTTTTGGAATAATTATATCATTGTTATCTAAATTATCTAAATCATTTAAATCATCTTTATCATCTAAATCATCTTTATCATCTTTATCATCTTTATCATCTAAATTATCAAATTCATCTTTATCATCTAAATTATCAAAATCATCTTTATCTGTTTTTATTTTATTTTTATTTATTTTTTTATTTTCATGTAATTTTTTATTTTTATCAAAATCATCTAACCATTTTTTAATTTGATAAATATATGATTTGTTAATATCTATGTCGTCAATTATTTTTGGAGTATATTTAAATTTCCAAAATTGCATATCATTGTTTGGCTTATAAATATCCATTTGTATTTATAAATCTTATATATTATATTTAATTTAAATATATTTCATTTTTTTTATTATGATTTTTACGAAAAATCATAATAAAAAAAATCAGGCAAAATTTGTAAATAATTATATTATAAATAATTATATTATTTATAAATTATTACGTCATTTTTTTTATTTAATCATCAATAAATATATTTTTAAATTTATCTAAAAATATAGAATGATTACAATCTTCATCATCTGATGATTCATTATTTATTAAATTTTTATTTTTATATTGATGATTATTATCATTATCATTATTAAAAGAATTATTTATATCAGTTAAACATTTAAATAAATAATTAGATGTATTAATATTATCTATAGAAATATTTGTATTTTTTAATTTATTTTTATTATCATAAATAATATGCGATATTTTATTATAAATTGGTTTTAGATTACGTTTTGATAAATGAATTTTTTTACAATGTATATCTACACAATGATTATAACATAAATCATCATAACATATTAAATATTTTTCAATACAACAACCATATTTACAATTATATCCTCCAGTACATTTTTTTAATATGCATAAATCACACATTTTTGTATATGTTAATAATTCTCTTAATAAAATTTTATTATTATATTGCGATAAATCAATATCTGACAAATCATTATTATCTAATAATAAATCTAATGTTTTTTTTCTATGTGGATCAATATTTTGTTCTAATATATCATGAGCATATAAACATTTTGTATCATAATTACATTTACCATTAAATATATAATTTTGACATAATATTTTTTTTTGATTATATTTTTTTATTTTGATATTAGTTTTTGAAAATTTATTCCAATTTAATTTGTTATTTGCAATATTATATGTAAATTTAGGTTGATAAATATTATCATTATTAGAATAAAATGTAGAGCTATTATTCTGAGGAATAAAATCATCATTATCATTATTATCATTATTATCATTATTATCATCATTATCATTATTATCATTATCATTATCATCATCATTATCATCATTATCATTATTATCATTATCATCATTATCATTATCATCATTATTATCATTATCATTATCATTATCATCATTATTATCATTATCATCATTATTATCATTATCATTATCATTATCATTATCAGATGATTCTAAATCAGATAAGGTTGATAAAACAGAATATATATTTTTATTCATTATATAATGAATATATATACATTATTTTTTAAATACTAATTTATTATATATGGAAATAAATAAAAAATATAATAAAAAATGTAATAAATATTTTACATCAGAAATTTTAGATAAATATAATATTGATTTTTATAATGATAATAATAATATGAATTTTATTGTTTTAAAAATAGATAATATATCAATTTGGGCAAAATATAAAATATTATGTATATATGATATTAGTAATAATTTTATTTTAGAATCAAAAAATATGATTATTATAGAAAAAAATATATTAGATAATGATATAAAATTTAATAAAAAACATATTAAAAATATAAATGATTTAGATAATCAAATAAAAGAAGAATTATTTAATTATGATAATATTGGATTTGTAAAAACAATTTATAATGATAAATGTTATTATTATTTAATAAAAGAAATAATAAAATTATAATATATGATATTATATGAATACCATTATTAAGAATAATAAAGAATTAATATATATATGTAGCTTCGTTGATATAGATGATAAATCAGTTGATAGCAAAAAAAAACATTTTCCTATAGCGATAGAAGGTAAAAATTGGTTATATAGTGATGAATTTATAAAAAAAATAAAAATATTAGAATCAGTATTAAAAAAATCAGATAAATTTTTAAAATTTGAAAATGATAAAAAATGTAAATTATGTGATGAATATAAATCAACGGGTACATATAAATTAAATAAATATATATGGGAAGATATATTATCACATTATATAGATAAACATAATATTAGACCACCTGAAGAATTTATTGATTTCATATTATTTTCAAAATATAATACAACATTAAAATTAGAATCAAGAATAATTGTTGAAAAAGATACAGACAAAAAATTTATTAAAATAAATAGAAATCAATTATTAATAGTAGATGCATTATTGGAACATGGTGGATATAGTAAAAAATATTCAGATTTAAAAAATAAAAATATATTTAGATATTCTGAACATTCTGGATTATTTGATTTTAATTCAAATAAATTACAAAAAATATTAGTATTAGGAAATACTAATAGGATAGATAAAGGCGATGATGAAATATTTATGCCAAATAATGTATCCGATATGTACGAATATGAGTATATATTTCATACACATCCACCAACTCCCAAACCTGGAGGAAGAGTCGATGAAGGAATATTATATGAATTACCTAGTATTGGTGATATATTACATTTTATTGATCATTATAATGATGGTAAAATTTCTGGCTCTATTGTGATAACAAGTGAAGGTTTATATAATATTAGACAGAAACAATTAAATGGAGAAAAAATAAAGATTGACGAAGATGCATTATTTTTTGAATATAATAAAATTAGTAAAAATATACAAGAATTAGGCATTAAAAAATATGGAAAAAAATTTACAAATAATAAATTTTATGGAGAAATTGCTCAAGATATCAAAATTATAAAAAAAATGAATGAGATTATTAATAAATTTGATATAGAAATTGATTATATACCGAGAATATTTGATAATAAAGAAAACTGGATTATTGATACAATATATTTACCAATTTATAAATAAATTAGTTTATTTATAAAGTTCACTTATTTATAGCTGGTACACTAACACATTACATCATTCTAGGTTGAGCCATATTTACACTCTCAGCATTTTTCATTACTTTTCTATTTTCATTCTTGCGTTTTTCATTCATCCACATATCCATATCATCAATATTCATTTGACTTAATTGCTGAGGAGTATAGATTGATGATGAGTTATTTGAAAGAATTTGTCCGAGTTTATTTAATATATCGCGAGTCTTATTTATTGTTTTAGTGTGTAATACTTTATGTCCTGGTGGTAAATTAGATTCTTCTACAGATACAGTTAAATATTCCATTAAATCATTTTTGAATAAGGCAATATTATTTTCATAATAGCTAAGAATTGCATGAATTTTACGTAATGTTTCTAATTTATCATTCAATTCTTTCATATCAGTTACACGAACTTCTTCAATATATTTATTTATTGGAGAATTTGGATGCATATTTAAACATTTTCTTATTTGTTGATTATTTAAAGCACTTTTAAAAACTGTATTTAATTTATCAAATACATTTGCATACGATGTATGGTTATTATGTATTTGTTCAATAGTTTCTTTTACAGTTATAGATGGATTTAAATCTTGTAGTAATTGTGCTAAATCCATTAATGCATTTCGTACATCATTTGTATCAGTTGGATTTAAACATTTTTTAACGACTTGCATTTCTTGAGCCATACCTTCATTTGGATGAACATGTGATGAGTGTATTGCATGCATCTCATTCCATTTTGCTTTATGCCAATTTTTTGTAATCATTGGATGAAAGCCTGGTGGGCAATTTAAAGACATAGAACTACTACCATCATTTAATGATAATGTAAAATATTCGTTTTTTCTTGCCAAATAAATAACAGCAATAATTACAACAGCAGCGACGAGCCAGTGAACCGGTTTAATTTTTTTTAAGCAATCCATAATATAATAATTTTATATAAAAAAAAATATATTAAAAATAATTATATAAAAAATAATTATATAAAAAATAATAATTAAAAAACTTTTTTTTATATAAATATTATATAATGTTAGAACAACTTAAAAAATTATCAACAAATCAAAAACTTATTGGTATTGTTGTATTAGTGCTCGTAGTTTATTTATTATATACTCATTATGAAAATCTTGAAGGAAAACCAGTAAATCTTGGTAAAGAAAATAAAACAGTAACTATTACAAATCATCCAGATAATAAATTAGGCGCGCACGAATATAAGCAACCAGAAGTTCCTCCAGCTATTACATTATATGATAGACATACAGGTTCTGCAGTATCTGGATCTGAATTTGTTGGTCTACCAAATGAGATTGAACCAGCCAACGGAGACACAACTGTAGCAAATTATGGTGCAGTTGATAGATTAGATGATGGATATAATGGTGCAGGTGGTCTCAATTATAATGTTTGCAGCAAATCATGCTGTGGTCCACAATATCCTCCACCATTTGCTCTTGAAGAAGATGAATTTGTAGCTAAAAATAAAGATAAATATGTTCCAAATAATTATATGTGTAATAATGCATGGAATAATACTGGTTGTGTATGTATGACAAAAGATCAACGTGAATATATTAGTTCAAGAGGACATAATGCTGTAACTAAACAATATGATCAATGTGATTAAATATTTGCGTATTCTAATTATATAATAATATAAAATATATTATTATATGCATTACTATGAAAGAAATATTACTGATATTAAAGATGAATATACAAATTTTTTAATACATATAATTTCCCCATTAATATATGAAGGAATTCGTTCGATGTATCAAAAATCTCTTGAAAAAGAAAATGAATGTATTGAAATGGCAAAGCAAGACCCTAGAATAAAAAATCCAGGCGTGTTAAAAATATTTCAACATTTTCTTAAAAACATACCAACTTTAAATTTAAATTTAATTGAGGCTGAAATGATACGAATACGTGATTCAAGTAAACATGCTGATATTTTTGAAAAATTAATAAAAGCTGTGATGAAAAGTCATATAATATTATTGACATATAATTCATCCGGAAAACAATGTAAATTAGTAAATGAAAAAATACATGAAAAAATAGATTGTAAAACATTTATTCATAAAATATATGTAGAATGTGCAAGACAATTTTATAATAATCCAGAATTATTTTGGCATAATTATCAATCTATAGATATAAAAAAAAATCAGAAAGATGCATTAGATATAATAGAAAAAGCAATTCATATATCTATAAAAGAAATGCTACCAATGAATGATATAATCGAAGAATATTTACGTAATGATTATATACCCGAAGAAACAGAAAGAGAGAAAATAGAACGTATAAAAGCAATGTTAAATAATAAACCAGAAGATGAATTAAATTTCTTTGATGACGAAGAGAAAAAAGTATTGTTATCAGATGAAGAGAATAATGATGATGAATATATAAATAGAAATATAAATGATATAGAAAATTTATTACATGATTCTGTTAGAAATGTAAAAGAAAATGAACATAATAATGCACCTATTATTGAAAATTTATCAGTAATACGCTCATCACATTATGATGAGTCTATTAGACCCGTTGGTGTAATGCAAAATGGTGGTATAAATAATGAAAATGAAGATAAAGATAATAATCAAAATAATACCAGTATAAATGAAGAAGAATTTAAACAAAAAATAAATTCTTTTGGACAACAACCAAAAAATAAATTTAATATGAATAGACAAAAACAACAAAATAATAATCAGCATGAAAATATACAACAAAATAATAATGAAAATATAGATATTATAAAAAATAATGTAGATGATAGAAATTATTATGCATCTCTTTTGATGAATTAAATAAATTATAAATAATATAAATTAATTTGAAATATAATTAGGAATATAATTAAAAATAAAATCATATTGTATTATATATGGATAATATAATTAAAAATCCCACATTTATAGCTGTAATTGCTGGCGTAATTGCATATTCTTATATAATTTGGAGAAAAAACGAAAGAAATAAAAAAAGTAAAAAAAATAAAAAAAATAAAGATAATAATGAGATATTAATTGGTGGTGTTGTAGCTGCAATAGCATGGTTAATTACATATGGTTATGTAAATCATAATTCTAATAATAATTCTAATCAAAATAGTAATAATATAAATCAACTAAATCAACCAAATCAACTAAATCAACTAAATCAATCAAATCATATAAACACAATACCGACATACAAGTTGGTGAAAGATATTAGTGATACACCTCGTTCATTTACATTAATGAATCCGACTGGTGGAATAACAATGCCATTAGCACAAACACAGATGCCAGAAATTTTTATAAATAATTTTTAATTACACGGTATAATTATTATTTTTTATCTGTAAAAATGATTTTTATTTTTTCTGATTTTATATTATAGAAAATGGGTGTAATGGATATACAAATTAAAGGTGGAGATAATTTGCCAGTTAGACAATTTAAATTATCAGATATGGTTGAAAATCCATCAATTATTATGATTGCTAAAAGAGGTTCTGGTAAAAGTTGGATTGTACGTTGTATAATGATGCATTTTAATAAAATACCATGCGGTATAGTAATTGCTCCAACAGACAGAATGAATTCTTTTTATAATGATTTTTTTCCAGATACATATATACATTATCAATATCAAAGTAAAATAATTACAAAAATATTAGAAAGACAAACACAAATGATTGATAAACAATCCGCAAAGAAAAAAAATGGAAAACACTTAGATGCAAGAACATTTATTATTATGGATGATTGTTTAGGTGATAAAAAATCATGGGTTAGAGATGCTCCAATTTTAGAATTATTATTTAATGGTAGACATTATCAAATAATGTATATATTAACAATGCAATATCCTTTGGGAATTACACCCGAATTAAGAAGTAATTTTGATTATATATTTTTATTAAAAGAAGATTTTGTGTCTCAACAGAGAAAATTATTTGACCATTATGCTGGTATGTTTCCAAACTTTGATTCATTTAGACAAGTTTTTTCATCATTAACTGCTGATTTTGGTTCAATGGTAATTGATAATCGTCGTAAAGCATCAAATCCATTAGAAAGATTATTTTGGTTTAGAGCACCTGATTTAACCGGACAATTACGTATGATGGGTGGAAAACAATTTAGAAAATTTCATGAAAATAATTATGATAAAGACTGGAGAAAAAAACAACATGTATATGATTTTGTAGCATGGACAAATGATGTAAAGAAAAATAAAAGTGTTATTAACGTAGAAAAAGAAGAAGTTGATGAATGTGGAAATGTAATTGATAAGAAAAAACAGAGTACACAAAATTTTATGAAATCTCATAATAAATATAATAATGAAGGATTTAATGGTTATAATGGAGGTTATAATGGAGGTTATAGTAGATTTTAATTTTAGTATAAAAAAATTAGATTTTGCCTGAATAAATTATTCATATTTTAATCTTTAGATTTGCGATATAAAGTATTTATTGACGCAATAATTTATAAATAATATAAATATTTATAAATTTTGCCTGATTTTTTTTATTATAATTTTATGGATAATAAAAAAAATGACCCAATAATTTATAAATTTTGTCTGAATAAATATTTTATATCGCAATCTTTTAATTGGACTGATGAAGTATTTATTGACGCAATAAAATTTTTTAGAGAATTTTTTGCCTGAATAAATATTTTATATCGCAATCTTTAGATTTGCGATATAAAATATTTATTGACCAGTTTGCTCTGTCTAGCATTAAGATCATTATAATTATTTATCCATGGTGTTGGTTGACTAAACATTGTTTCAAATATATCAGTTGGAAAAACTTCTTGTTCTAATTCGTCATATGGTATTTTTGGCACATATCTATAAATTATTTTCTCTTTTGGTTTTAATTTATTACTTAATCTATTATATAAATCCATATATAAAAATATAAAACCAGTAGTTAATAAAATTGTAATTATAATAATATCTTTATTTATCATTATAATATAATATAATAAAAAAATTTAATATTTATTCAGATTTTTTTTCAGTTTCTGATTGTTTAGCTTTATTTAAAATATTTGTTAATTTTTTAATATTTTCATCTAATTTAGTTTTAGTTTCATCAGTATTTGATAATTCATTTGTTAATGAATCTTTAACTTGTGTATTTTGTAATGTTTTCATTGGATCAGATTTATTTTTTTCACGAAGTTTTTCACGAAGACGTTCTTTTACAAGACGAGGATCATGTTGTTTTTTAGCAGTATTTAACATATTATTCTGTTCTTCTTTAACTTGTTCTTCTGTCATAACTTCTTTTAGTATATCATCATTATTTGTGGTTGTATTTTCAGTTGTTTCTGATTTTTGTTCAGGTACATCTTTATTTTTATTTTCTTTACTTGCTTTAACATTTGCAACACTTTCTTTGAGTGTATCTGCAATACGTTTTTTATGTTTCTTTTTATCTTTGTCAACCATTGCTTTCTTTTTGCCAACAAGTGCATTTAATTCATTAAGATTTGTTTCTTCTCGTTCACGCATCTTTTGCATAATTTCATTTTGGTCCTTATCTGCCCAGTGTTCTTCTGCAACAAGATTTCTATCATCTGGTGATGGATCCCATCCCATCCATTTACCAGTCTCTCCAACAAAAACATGGAAATATTTATCTTTTTGATTAATCTCATCAGCTGCAGCCTTTGCTTCTTCAAGCGTTGGAAATACTACTCTATTTTTATATGTTCTAATTTTTAGACCACGCATTTTACAATTCATTACGCCTTCTGGTGAAATAAAAGATACAAGAAAAAATTTTCCAGAATCAACAACTTGATCTTCATCAAGATTGTCAATTTTTGTATATTTTTTCATATCATCAACATAATTACCATCAGTTGGTACAGAATTTCCATTATTTTCACTAGACATATAATGTAATAAAATAAATAATTCTTAAATATATTTATATAAAAGATTATAAAAAAAAAATAAATTTATTATTTAATAAAACAAGAATACTAAAAAGATGAGTGAAATGGCCAACTATTATATCTACAAATTTTTTTCCAAATTGCATCATGCATTTTTAATTTATCTCTAGATTTTAATAATTTAAAATATTTAGAATTATTAAACATTTTAGGATTATTATCCATTTCTGCTTTTATTAAAAATAATTTATTTAATACGTACGAATAATTTTGATTATTTTCTCTTGAATCTGGTTTATATAATTTATATGCTTTTTCGTTCATTCTATACATTTTTTTAATATCATCCTCTTCATCTCTTGATAAAGATGGAGGAGGAATACCTGTAATATGACTAAAAATTAAAAAATGATGTTCATAAAACATATCTTTTCTATATTTTTTAAGAATTTTTAATATTATTTCAGGTGTAATATCGTCTATATTAACCATTCTTTTTTTTAATTCTAATTTTATCATATCATATATAGCAGATGGAATTATAGTTGTTTGTTTTGCTTGATATTGATTTAATTTTTCAATTAAATGATTTATAGGATTATATGGATATTTTGGTTTTTCATTCATTGCATCTTTATGTGATGGAATTTCACTTTCTATTATAACATATTCTGCCTGACTACAATTTTGACATATAAAATATCCTTCGGATTGCATTAAAATTAATTCACAAGAACAATTTTTACATTGTTTAATTGGTGATAATTTTACTTTATCACATACATAATATGAATCAGTAAGACATAAATATTGATCTTTTAATGTACCCTTTTCATGAATAACTTGTTTAATTGAATCTGTCAAAGTATTGCCTGAAATATCAACTGATAAAAAACTTAATATTGATTTTTTATCTGGTTGAATTTTTAATCGTCTTTTTTTAGATTGTTTTTTATTTTTAACGTATTTATTAGATATTTCATTTAATTTTTTAAATCTATCCATTATATTATCAATATCTGAATTATCGTTTGATTCTGTATTTTCAATAGATTGTTTCTTATCACTTTTGTCTAAATCATTATTATCATCATTAATAGAAAGATTAATTTCTATTTCATCTGGAATTTCACTGGAATTTTCTTTTGATTTATTCTCATAATATTGAATTAATATATCTTTTGTTTTATCAAAATAATCTAATTCATCATTTGATATTTCTAAATCTTTAATTTGATAATTTAATTGATTTATTTTTCTATTTATATTATTTATTTCTTCTTGATTTGATTTTTCAAGTGTTTCTAATTTTTTATGTAAAAAATATATTTTTTTTTTCATTTTTGAAATATTTTGATTAATATCATCAAATTTTTGTATAGTTTCTGTATGTATTTCATCTAAAGTTTTGCATTCCTGAGAAAATTTAACCCTACACGGTTTGTATTTGAAAGCCATATATAAGAAGATATAATATGCTCTTTAAATATTATTTTTTTAATAAATATTAATCCCAAGAAAAATTAGTTTTTAGGATTAAAATGTATTATCTATTTCCCATAGATACAATTTAATTTTTAAATTAATACAACTATTTATTCACACAAAAAACGTGTATAATATATTCAATATACGAAAGTTATTATATATCGACAATTATATAATTAAAAAAATAAAAATCATATAAAAATAATATTTTTTAATAATAATTTTTTCTAAATAATAGTTATATTAAAATGGGAGGAGGTTTAATGCAACTCGTCGCTTATGGCGCACAAGACGTTTATTTAACAGGTAATCCACAAATTACTTTCTTTAAAGTCGTATATCGTCGTCACACTAACTTTTCTATGGAATGCATAGAACAACCAATTGACGCTGCCCGCTTTGGTGGTCGTCACACTGTCCAAGTTCTCCGTAATGGTGATCTTGCTGGTCGTATGTATGTCAAACTTACACTTCCTAGTCTTACTGTTTCAGGCTATTCTACAAATAAAGAAGAAGAAAATGACACAAATGATGGTCGTATTGCATGGGTTTCTCGTGTAGGTCATGCCATTATTAACAATATTGAATGCACTGTTGGTGGTTCCCAAGTTGATAAACATTGGGGTACATGGTATGATCTCTGGTATGATCTTACTCACACCGAAGAACAAACCCGTGGTTATGATAAACTCATTGGTAATGTTCCAGAACTCACAGTTCTTAACAGCAATCTTCCAGAATATACTCTTTATGTTCCACTTCAATTCTGGTTCAATCGTAATACCGGTCTTGCTCTTCCACTTATTGCTCTTCAATATCATGAAGTCCGTTTCAATATTGAATTTTCCCAACGCCAATATCTTCTTAACACTCAAAATGGTGTTTCATCTAGTGGTGCAGCATTTCAACCAGTAATTCAAGTTGGTAACGGTGGTTCAACAACTGACATTGTAGATGCTAGCATTCTTGTTGATTATATCTATCTTGATCAAGAAGAACGCCGTCGTATGGCCCAAGTTGGTCATGAATATCTTATTGAACAAGTTCAATTTAGCGGAACTGAATCTGTAACTGGTTCAAACCAAAAAGTCAAACTTGATTTCAATCATCCTTGCAAAGAACTTGTATGGGCTATTAATTCTAACTTATTTACAAACAATACCCGCTTTTTAACTTATTATGTAGGTAATCCAGGTGATGCAACTGCTACTGCTGCATGCCTCGATTTAGCAAATGTCAATCTTGCAACTGGTATGCTTAGCGTTACTAATCCCGGTGCAGATTGGCAAGCTGTCGATGCAAACGCTGAAAATGTTTCTGGAGGCTCTGTTGGTATTGTTAACTTTAAGGTAGGTGATGTCGAATTTACTGCAATTGTTACAAATGAAGGCACATCTTCTCAGAATTGGACTGGAACCAATTTATATGTACCTAAAAATACTACAGTAGTATTTGGTACAACCGGTACTAATGGTGTCGATCTTGCTCAAAAACTCCGCCAAGTTCAATTCAATTTACGTACTGTTGGTGATAATCCTACTCCAACTGTATCAGATGTTCAAGTATTAAAATCATATCTTAATCTTGCCGATGCTTCTCTCTCACCTACTGCTAATGTTTCAAATTTTGTTGACAATCGTTCTGCTGCTGGCGAATCTCTTGATGTATATCTCCAACAACCATTTAATTATGGTGCAGATCTTGCTGGACAAGGCAACCTTGTATCTGTTGCTAAACTTCAACTTAACGGTCATGATCGTTTTGATGAACAACCAGGTGAATACTTCAACTATGTCCAACCATACCAACACCACACTCACACTCCAGCTGATGGTGTAAACGTCTATTCTTTTGGTCTTCACCCAGAACAACATCAACCATCTGGAACTGCTAACTTATCTCGTATTGATACTACCCTTCTCTGGCTCCAAATGACTGATCCATTTGCACCACAAGACGTATCTTCTGGTACAAGCTCTTATGCTTACCAATCACTTGATTTTCCAAATGCTCAACAAACCCGTTCTATCACTATAACTACTCAACTCATCAATAACTCTAATATCTGGATCTTTGCATTCTCATACAACGTATTCCGTATTATGAGCGGTATGGGCGGGCTTGCATACGCCAATTAGTTTTGTTGTATTATTCGGAGTTTTATTTATTGTATTTGGCAAAAGATAAAAACCATATAGAAATATATTTTTTTGATTAAATGATTAATTAAAAAAATTGAATGATAAATGCTGTGTTGAATTAATTTTATTATTTTCTAAATTAATAACATATGACTAGTACAAAAAGAATACAAACAAATACACACTCGCTAAAAAGTGCAGATAGTGCAGATAAAATTAAATTATCTGATTATCAACAACACTTATTAAAGAAACAAATAACTGAATTAAATAACATATCTGACAATAGCGATACAGATACAGAAACAGAAACAGAAATAGAAAATATTAATATTTGTAAAAATATTAATATTCATAAAAATATTAATATTGATAATCTTAAACAAAAACGAGATAAATTATTATTAACAATAACTGATAATAATGAAGAAATTAGACAATATAATGAATTCATAAATGAGAAAAAAACAGAAAATGTTAAAATAAATAATGAATTAGATAAATTAAACAAAGAAATTATTAAACGAGAAAAAGAAGAAACAAACTCACCAAAACAATTAAATAAAATTTTATTTTCAGAGAATTCTCATAAATCAGAAAATAGTAAAATATTAGCTGCTTGGAATACATTAAACAATTATGAAATACCTAATAAAGATGATTTAAAAATTTTATCATCACATCCTGGACATTTTATTTTAATGGGTTGTGACGCAGGTTCAATTAAAAATCCACATTGGCTTGTTAAAGATAAAACTGGAGCTGAATATTATATAATGTTTTGTGAAACAAATAGTTATACATCTTTTTCTAAAGAAGATTATAAATGTGTTATCAATCCAGAAGAAGATGTTTTTCCAACTTGGCATTTAGAAAAAATAGGCTATATATCAACAAAAGCATATCCGGATAAAATAGGAACAAATGTTTATCTCCATCAGCTTATCTGTAAAAAACATAATATAAAAGCATATTCTACATTATCGGTTGACCACATAAATCGAAATAAACTTGATAATCGTAAAGAAAATCTTAGATTTGCAACACAAACAGAACAGAATCAAAATACAGATAAAAGAAAACGCAAACATAATGCAAAACCTTTACCAGAAGGCCTTAAACAAGACGATATGCCGAAATATGTTTTATTTTATTCAGAAAAATATGGTAAAGATAAAGAAAATCAACATTATAGATGTTGGTTTAATATAGAAAAACATCCATCACAAGGAGGAAAGAAATGGTCCACCACAAAATCATCAACATTAACATTACAAGAAAAATTAGAATTAGCTAAAGAAAAATTAGAAGAATTTAATAGACAAAATTTATTAATAAATTAACTTTATTTAATTTTATTTATTTAATTTTATTTATTTAACTTTATTTATTTATCCTAAACTTTTCAAAAAATCATCAATATCATCATCATTGTCACTAAAATTTAATGCTTTATTATCTGAAGAATCATTTAATAAATTATTAATATTAGAAATATTAACATTTGATTTTACTATTTTTTTATGGTTATTTAATAAATATTTATTAATAAAATTATATCCAGCCAATATATGTTCACAATTTTTTGCACCAGTTATAACAATGGATCCTTTTTCAAAGACAAAAATAGATATTGTTTTATCAACACAATGATGTTTTATATTTACACAAGCATGATTACTTGGATCATATTTACATTCAATAGATTCAGATAATAATAAATTATATAATTTTAATCTGTCTATTTTATTAGGATATTTAAAATTACTATTTATCATACCAATTGTTATATTATCAACTAAATTTAAAAATAATTTTGTTGGATCATTAATAAATGGTTTATCGATAATAGTCATCGTTTGTTTATCAATAATTGCTTTTATTGTTTTTAATTCATCAAATATTTTTGCAATAACATCAATTACATTATCAATTGATTTACATCCTGTCATTTGTATAGAGCCATTTGTAAATAATTTTATATTAATTGGTTTATCTTTTTTAGATTCAACCATAATTGCAAGAGATACTTGATTATAAAATACACGTTTAGCCTTCTTTTTCTTTTTTTGTCGTTTTTTTGGAAATAATGATCTATTTGTACATGGATCATCGTTGCGACCATAACTAATGCTCACAATACCATTTTGATTTAGGTCAATATATTTTGCAATATTACTTACAATAAATTCAATTTCTAAATCACAACAAATAGTCATTGTAGATATACATACATCATCTGGTAATTTTCTAATTATCAATGCATCTAATATCTTATTTTTTAGTATATTTTTATTTGTATCCATATATATATATTGATATGTTATTAGAATTATATGTTATTTAAATAAACTAATATATGTTCAATTTTTTATCATATTTCTAAAGAAATATAATAAAAATTCAAGACAAAAAAATTAATTTTTTATTGCGTTCAATTTGTTTATTAACAATTTGTTTATCATCAATATTTATTATTGCGATAACACATATAATATAATATCATATACAATAATATATATGAAATATTTATCATGGGATGTTGGTGTAAAAAATATGGCTTATTCTTTACTAGAAAAAACAGAAGATAATAAATGCAAACTTTTGAGATGTGGAATATTAAATTTAGTTGATAAAAGAGACGTATGTCAGTTTGAATTGAGAACAAAGAAATGTTGTGGTAAAATAGCAAGACATAAAATATTAAATAATAAATGTGAAGAATTAAATGTTTGTAAAACACATTGTACTAAATTAAAAGTAGAACCTGTAAAACTTGATATATATAAATGTGCAAAATGTTATGAGAAATCATATATAAATATTTGTGGTAAAGATGAATGGTCATGGTGTGAAAAACATGAAAACTTATCAAAAAAAATATTAACACAATTTAAACCTAAAAAAATTACTGGTCAGAATTGTTCACAACAACCAATTCAAGAATTATTATCAGAATTAACACGAAAACTTGATGAAAATAAAGATTTTTTAGATATATCTGGTGTATGGATTGAGAATCAACCATCGCTTATTAATCCATCTATAAAAACAATTGCGTCAGCACTTTATACATATTTTGTAATTAGAGGCATAATAGATAAAGAAGATGATAAAATAGAATTTGTAAAATTCGCATCACCTCTTAATAAATTAAAAGTTGCAAAAAAAACAACAGAAGAAGCATTAAGACAAGCTAAAAGTGCTCGCGAATATTATTCAATAGAAAAAGGATTATCTATAATTTATGTGAAAGCATTATTAAATAATGATGAACAAATACTTTTAACAAAAGCAATCGAACAGAATGGTAACAAAGGAGATGATATATGTGATTCATATTTACAAGGTTTTCATCATATTTTTGATGGAGAAATTCCACAATATTATCAAGATAAAATTCATGAAATACCAGAAGATAATTTACAAATTAAAAAAATTAAAAGTAAGAAGAAAATATCAGATATTACAGAAAAATAATTAAATTTAGCGTAAATTTCTAATTCTATTTATCAAAATTTATCTCTTCGAAATCAGAAATTAACGGTATTAAATAATCAAACATCTATGTTTGAATATTTATCTAGCGTTTATTTATCAAAATTTATCTCTTCAAAATCAGAAATTAACGGTACCATAGGTGGTATAGACATTTTAAAAGTTTTTATACAAATATTATTTGGATCTCTATATTGTGAAATATCTAAAGGTCCGCCAAATTTTTTAAGTAATTCTCGTGGACCAGATGGTTTTATTAACATAATATCATTTTGAAAAATATCTCTATATAATTGTTTGATTAATACACTGCGAACAGATTTACGATAATCATCTAAATTTTCATTATATGCTAATATACAAGAGAACCCGCAAAAATTACCAAAAACATAATATATATTATTTTTATAATGATCCGGAAGAAATAAAGGACAAGTATCAAAATTATAAGTACACCACCAACATGCAATATCTGTTTTTTCACAAATTTGTAATTTATTATTATTTATGGAAATTAATCCAATATTTAATAATTTTTTTTTATTTTCTTTAGTTATTGCAATATTATTTTCATTATGAAAATTTTTATCTTTTAATTTTGATTTTAAATTTAGTATAATTGCATCTTTTTTATGTAATTCATTTATTAATTTATCAATGGTATTATTTTTTAAATTACTAACGTCTGATTTAATAGATTCTTCATCAGAATTATTTTTATCAGTTAAATACTTAAGTTTACTATTTTCAGTATTATTATTATCAGTTAAATCATCTGAATCGGATAAAGAACCAAAATTATTTTTATCAGTAGTATTTTCATCATCAAAATTTGGAAGATATAAAATTAATTGTTCTTCAGTTTGTTTTTTTTCTACTGATTCTTTAACTGTGTTTTTAGGTATCATAAGATTCTTAGGAGGACGCCCTGGACGTCTTTTATTCTTAATTGTTGCCATATGTATTATATATATACTTCTCTTTAATACTTTGTTAAATTATTTAAGAAAAAGTCAATTTTTTATCCTTTATCCGCCTGAAAAATATATCAAAAATAACGCGCCATTAATCTAACTGGCATAGGTGTTATAACACCGATAGGCAGTTAAGGAATAAGATTTTTATCGTTTCTTATTTGAACCAAAAGATATTTGGTCATATGTTATATCATTATTTTTTTTAGTATTTTTATTATTTAATTGATTTAATTTTTTTGCTAAATTATTATTTATAGAAATTTGTGATATACCACTTTTTGATGTATCCATTGTATTGTGTGTGGATGTAGACATTTCAGACATAGTATCATTATTTTTTTTATTGGATGAGGATTTTGATGATTTTGAATTATTAGATTTTTGATTTATTTGTGTGTTAATAGGTTGATTTTGTTTTTTTTGTAGTGAACGCGTACTCTGACTTCTATGACTTTTTGGACTAGCAGTTAATTCTAAATTATTTTTCATTAAATTAAATTTATCTTTTTGTTCTGCTAACATTTGTTGATATTTTTGATATTCTAATTCTTGGCGTTTTAATTCTTCTAAATCTTTTGCTCTTTGCGCCGCTTGTTCATGTTGTCTATTCATATAATCATCTAATTTATTTTGTTCATTCATTTGTTGCGTATTTTGTTGATTTTGGTTGTTTTGTTTATTAGACATTTGCGAATGAGAATCTTTTGCTGCTTTTGCTCTTAATTTTTCAATATAATCTTCATTATCTTCTACTTCTTGAGATCTATTTGGAATAAACTTATGAGCATTTTGTTTACCACCAACAGTTACAACAACACCAATCAGAGTTACAAATAATCTGAACCAAGGATTCATTTTTTTACCAGGAACATTGTGGTGTTCATATATGTCTCCAAGAATTTCATAATAAGTATTTTTATCAGCTTTAACTTCATCACTTAATCCTTTTAATGAAAAATCAAATGGATTATAATTATTATTTACTAATTCAACACCTTTAACAACACCAATTAACATATGTGAATATAAACCAAGCCAATTTCTTTTAGATCTAATACTACGATGTAAATCTAATTCATATTTCATCATATAATAATCATCATCTATGTTATAATTTGTCACCTTACATCCTAAGTCTCTTAATTCTCCAAGAGCTCTCATAATGTCAAGTCTGCGTAATCTTTTTTCAAGTGGAGATAATTTTTCATATTCTTCATCAATAAATTTATTAGTATCTGATTTTGTGTTATTTTTATCAGTTCCAACATTTTGTTCTGAATAGTTATTATTAACTGATTGATTATTATATTGTGACTGATATGTTTGATTATTATCACGTGTATTATTATCATATGTTTTATTATCATTATGTGCAGAAACATATGTATCAAATTTTTCATCAACATCATCATCGCCTTTATTATTATTATCAGGATACCACCGTTGGTCTTGTGGAATTAATTTTTCAGAATTGGCAAGATAATCTACCATCATATTTGTACCTTCAGTTAAACCATTATTAAAATCAGTCATATATATTTTAAAAAAAGAAAGTTATATAATTTTATATACGCATTAAGTTAAATTAAAATAACTTGATATATATTATAAATAAATTTATGAGTGAATATTATAATTATAGTGATTTTAATAATAATGAATTTGATAAATTAGATAAAATGGCAAGAGAAATAAATAATAATAAACAAGATAAAATAAAAAATAAATTGATGAAAAATGTAAAAGACGATTATAATAATGATAAAAATAATTGGAAAAATGGATTAAATGAAATTATGGAACAAAATAAAAATAATATGATGTTTTCAAATTCAAATTTTCAACCTTTTAATACATATAATAATCATTATGATGAATATGATAATTATAACAAAAAAAAATCAAATATTAAATCATTAAAATCACAATCGAATTATTCTATATCAGATATTTCATCTCAATCAAATAATTCATTAGATGAATCAAAATCTTCAAACACCTCATTATCTTTTAATTCATCAAATTCTATAATTTCATCAAGTTCTCTAAATCCATCCAGTTCTCTAATTTCATCAAAAATATATCCTGAAACAGAAAGTTATAAAAATTCATTTTTTAATAAATCATCATCATATATCGATTCTATATCAATAGATTCATATATTGATGATATAAAACAAGACAAAAAAACAAATAATAATAAATTAAGTGATATTATAAGAAATTTAGATTATGACATATGCTCAAAAAATGATGACAATATATATGATCATGTAAAGAAATGTAATAATTGTAAAAATAAATTGTTAAATTTTTTAAATGATAAATCAGAAACAATAGAAGAAAAAAAACATAAAAAATATAATAAATATATAGATAAATATGTTAAAAATTTAAATATAAAAGAGATTATTATAATTATATTATTAGGTATATTTATAATAATAATAATGGATTTATTTATTAGTTCAAAATATTAATATATTTCTTTATTTAATGTTTCTTTGTTTAATTCAATATATTTCCATGTAATAAATAAGCTACTATTATCTAGGATTAAAGTATCAATATGTTGTTCGCGTAAATTTTTAGAAATATAATTAATGCAATCTTTATGTTTATAAGTAGAACTTTCAAGAATAATTGGTGGTAATTCAAATATGATATCTGTTAATCCATTATCATCAGCATCTTTTATTCTATTACAACATAAATTATACATTTCAACTAACCAATTTCTTATTTTTTTTCGTCGGTCGTATATATTTTTTAATAATTCATCAGAATTAAAATCTCTATCTGGATCTATATTTATTTTTTTTCCAGATGAAATAGTATATACATCTATTTTTTTAGTATTGTTGTAATTGTGAATATTTGATGGCATTAATGTTTCTATATTCATATTATTAAAAATTTTTCCATTCATTTTATATTATATTGTGATAAAATACTTAATAAAATATTCCCAATTAATTTTAATTATATGAAAATTAGTGAGAATTTAAATAAAGATATTGAATCAGAAATAAATAATATATGTATTAAAAATAGAAACAATAATAAAAATATATTAATTTTATCAGGAGGAGGAATAAAAGGTATTACAATATTGGGAGCATTAAAATATTTAGAAGATAATAATATTATTGATAATATAGATACATATGCAGGTACATCTATTGGTGCATTAATTAATATATTATTGATAATTGGTTATAAATCAAGCGAAATTTATAAATTTAGTGAAATATTTGATATGACTAATATGATTGATATAAATATTAATAATATATTAAGTAAATATTCAATTAACAATGATGATAATTTTATTTTAGTATGTAATAAATTATTAGAATCCAAAAATATTAATCCAAAAATTAATCTATTGGATTTTTATAAAAAAACAAAAAAAAAATTAATATGTGTAACTGCTTGTTTAACAACTAAAATCGCTGAATATATGAGCTATGAAAATTATCCAGATTTAGAATTAAATACATTGATTAGAATGACAACGGCTGTACCAATATTGTTTTCACCAATTATATATAAAAATAAAGTTTATATAGATGGAGGATTAATTGATAATTTTCCAATAAATTTATTTGAAGATAATTTAAATAATATAATTGGTATTAATTTAAAATCTGAATATTTTAAAAATACAGAAATAAATAATATAATAGATTATTTCGTATCAATATTACAGATATTATCGAATAGAATAACAAATAAATATGATTTTGAAAAATATAAAAATATTATATATACAATTGATATATCTATATCAAATCCATTTAATTTTACATTAACAAAAGAAATAAAAAAAGAATTATTTTATAAGGGATATAATTTTATGAAAGATAATTTTAAGACAAATTAATAATATTATTATTCTTAATTTTTTCATTATTTATAAATAAATATTCTGGATTTTTAATATCATATTGCTTGAAATTTTTATCAAATAAACAAATATATAAATTATCTATTTTTTTAAATTTTTCTGGTAAATTTAAAATATAACTTTTATTGTAATAATCAATATAAAATATTTCATTAATTTTATAAATATTAAATCTGATTGATTTTGTGGACTCATCATGAAAATATCCAATATGCATATAAATTAATAATATAATTAAATTTTAAACAATAAACACATATTTTTGTTATTCATTGTCTGAATTAGAATCAGATTCAGATTCATATCCAATCATTCTATTATATACTTTTACCATATCTGAATCTATTTTCTGTGTATTAGCTTTTGATGTAAAATCTTTACCAATCATTTTACCAAATTGTCGAGATATTCCAAATTGGTCTTGCATTACATCTTTATATCCTGCTGTTTTGGTATCTTTAAGATTATTATCAAATACATCTCTTTCTCTCATTAACTGAGCTAATCTATCTTCTGTTTGTTTTAATTCACGGTCTAAATTATGTGAAGAATAATCATTTTTATATGTTTCATCATCTGAAGAAATATCAGATCCAGATAAGTTATTATCAAGTTTTCCAAATAATGTATTTTCTTTAAAATTATCTGACCCAAATAATTCACCATAATCAGCATCAACTGAAATAAAATTATCTAAACCATTATCATTAAATGCTGTAAATTCTTCACCAAATTTTACAATTTCTCCTTTTTCTTGTTTTTTCTTTAGTTTTTTTTCTTGTTTTTTTTTATCTTTTTCAAAAAAATTATTAAATTCAGATGGATTAAATTGTCTACCTTCAAATATATTTTTTTGAGATAATTCAATAAAATCCATATCACGACGTACTCGTAAATCATCAATTTCTTTATCTAAATCTCGTTTATCTAATTTTTCTTTTATTTTTTCTGGGTCAAAACCTCTCATTTTATTTAATTTAGTAGCTTCTGATTCAAAATCAATATGTGCTCTTTTTTTATTTTCTTCAGTTAGTCCTGATTCTTGCATTTTTATAAATTCATCAAATGAATTTTTTTGAGATACAAAATCCTTGCTCTTAATAGTTTTTTGTTCAAGGTCATATACTTTTTTAGCATCTTCATCTGTTAGAATTTTACCAGCCATTTGTACTAATTGAAATTGTGTTTCTTTACCCTTTCTTTCTTTTTCAGGTAAATCTTTATATTTATCTGGATGATATTTTGCTAATAATTTTCTATATTTTTTTTGAATATCACTAATACTTGTATCTTTATCTACACCAAGAATTTTATAATAATCAAAACCTAATTTTTCTACTTTTTTAACATCAGTTGATTTTTTATCTTTATCTTTATCTTTATCTTTATCTTTTTTATTATCATTTTTATTATCATATTTTTTTTCTTTCATTTGAGTAAATAAATCATTATCATCAATAAAATCAGAAGTATTCATACTATAATTTATTATAAATATATTTTTAAATGTAAATAAACGCTAAAATATTTTATAAAAATAAAAGAATTAATATATAATTAAATTATATATATATTAAATATATATTAAATATATGAAAGAAAATTATATTGCAACATTTATATTGCATGCATTGGGTGATACTATTGGATATAATAATTCAATATGGGAATTTAATTATAATGATGTCGAATTACATAATGATTATCGTATTACATTAGAAATTATATCAGAATTTATATCATTGGGTGGAATAACTAATATTAATTTAAAAAAATGGAATATTTCAGATGATACATTAATAAATTATGAAATTGCAAAATTTGTATTGTCTATTAAAAATAATTTAAATGAACAGAATATAATAGAATTAAAAAAAAATATTAAAAAAATGGCATTAAAGCAAAATGTTGAACGTGGTTTTGGTTCTATGACAATAAATGCTATAGATGAATGGACTGATAAAAAAGACCAACGTACTGAACCATATAATAATAAATCAGGTGGTAATGGATGTACAATGAGAACATTTCCAATAGGTTTACGATATTATAAAGATAATGATTTAGAAAAATTAATTGATATAGCAATAACATCAAGTATGTTAACACATAATTCACCAATTGGATTTTTAGGTGGATTGGGTAGTGCATATTTTGTTAAATTAGCAATTAATAATATTGATATAAAAAAATGGCCATTGATGTTTATTAAATTATTAGAATCAGAAAATGTTAAAAAATATATAAATGTAGACAACGATGATATATATTTTGATTATAGATCTACAATACGCGTATGGAAAAAATATATTGAATTATTTTTTGATGAAAATAACAAGAATTTACAATTTAAAACAAAATTAAATTTAATAGGTAGAATAAAATTGTTTATTGATTTAAATGAATTTGTTTATCCAGAATCAAAATATAATAGTTATGCGGGAAGTACTGGTCCAACCGCATTAATAATGGCATATGATTCATTATTAGAATCCGGTGGTATTTGGGAAAAATTAGTATATTATGCAATGTTACATTCAGGCGATAGTGATACTGTTGGAGCAATAGCTGGTGGTTTATTTGGAATAAAATATGGATTTAAAACGGTGTCTGAACATTTATTACAAAATTTAGAAATGAAAAAAGAATTGGAAGAAATTGGAGAAAAATTTTATAATTTATATCAAAAATCTTAAAATCTTTAATGTTTAAGATGATTTTCAATAAAATTTAATAAATCAGTTCTTGATCTGTCTCCTTCATATGAAACTGTTTCATTTTCTTTATGTAATAATAATGTTGGATATCCTGGAATACCAAGAGATTGACATAAATTTTTATTTTTATCACAATCTATTCTCTCAACGGATACATTTAATTCATTAATATCTTTTTCTAATCCATTATCTAAATCTTTATTAAATCGTTGAGAATGTCCACACCAATTAGTATAATAAACACCTAATTTTGTAGAATCTTTACTTTTGGGAACAATTTTTTCTTCAGTTTTTGATTCTTGATTAAGGGATTCTAATTTATTATTATATAATAAATATAAAATTCCTAAAACTACAATTGCAATTAAAACGTATTTTAAATTTTGATTCATATAAAATAATATTATAAAAATAAAAAAAATTATAAAAATTATAAAAATAATTAAATTATATAAAATATAAATTTTCTTATAAACTATATATATAGAATGTCTGTTCCAGGTAGAAAATCAATGTATGATGACATCTCAGTTTTTTTTGGTACTTCACCCAATGAAGGTTTCGGATTACAATCAAAATTATTTGTATCACTTAATTATTCTGGTAATAATTTCGGTGTAGCACCAAATGAAGGCGACGTTGAGTCTATTAAAAATAAACCAATTTGGCAATTAATGTTAGCTAAAAATCACGTAAGATCGGGATCAGGAAGTAGTGTAGTCGATGATAATGTAATTTCAACAGATTTTCTAAATTTTGTTCTTAATGTTGGAGTACATCATAAAAATATCGACAGATATGGAACTCAAATACTTGAAGCATATGCCAATTGTAATAGTGATGCAAAAACATTTTTTGATACACATATAGTTGGATTAAATAGTTCTGGAAAACGTGTTGGTTTAGATAAATCAACAATGGTTCAGGATATAAAACTTGCAAATTTTAACACATATGGTTCATCAGGAAAAACAAAAGACACAATATTTAGTTTAACTTTACCAAAATTACCAAGAGGATGTAGTGATGAAACTGGTTTTGAACTTGATCAAAATGCGCTAAGAGAAATATATAATAATCCAGATTCTTTTACAATTGATACAACTGCTAGCTCACGTACTTATACAGGTACTGCTTCACGTACTTATACAGGTACTGCTTCACGTCCTTATACACTTCTTCCTCCAACTAATGTTTTAGGTCCTATTTCACGTGGTCCTGGAGAGGTACGTCCTGCAGAGGTACTTCCTGCAGAGGTATCGCGGGAAGGCAGTCTTTTTGGTGGAAAAAGAAAACAACATGGTGGTGTATTTGTTGACGGTTGGGATCTTGTACCAGAATTTGTCCAAAAACTTATGCTTTCAGCCAAATCAGAATTATCTAATGCTCATGCTGATACTCCATTAGGTGTTCATGATCTTGCAACAGGTGCAACATATAAAATGAATAAAGATGGTAAATTAGTTAGAGTTGTAGACGGTAAAGAAGTAGAGGTAAAAGATGACGAAGTTTCTGACCGTGACACATCATATTCTACACGCATTAAAAATTCTGGTACAGTTTATGAATGTCTTTTATCTGGTGATAAACGTGCATTATATAGATGTATTGATAAATTTAGTGCAAGTGATATGTTTAACGTTCCGGAGCATGAATTAACTAACGTTCATCCAACTATTGTAAAAAAACTTCTCGACACTTTCCATGTTTCTTATGATAGCAAAGATATTGAACATTATACTATGTGGTTAGCAGGTATTAAATCTCGTTTAGTTGCATCTCTTGGTGAAGATAATGGTGAAGAAGTTTATGATAAATTAATCAAAAACCAACATCTCCTTAATTATATCCGTGGTTTAATTAATTTAGTTAATAAAAATAAAATTATTTTACAAGATGGACGTAAAGATAGTAAATCGACTCTTTCTGATATGGTAGGTAAAACATATATTAAAGATAATAAACTTAAATATTTTTACAAACCATCAGTATCAAGTACGGACGCATTACTTCCAAATTATCTTGATTCTTTTTCCACTCAACTCCGCAATATTTCACAAAATCAAGATTTCACAAATTTACTCAGATTACAAGGCGTTGTCCCTGGTATGGGAATGCCATTTAATTTTTCATTAAACGGCGGTGGCAAAAAGAAAATGGTAGGTGGTGGTCAATGTGAAAGTGTTAAAAATATGAGAAAAATTTACGAAATAATTATGAAGAGTATGGAAAAAAAAGGAAAAACTTTAGTTGATGCCGATAAACAACGTATTGAACAAGCGTTTCAACAATTAGAAAAGAATAATAATGATCTTGATAAATACATTAAAGATTTAGCTGCTTTTGTTAGACTTTCAGATGCAGTTGATATTGGTCTTGGTGAAGTTTCTCTTAAAATGGTTGAAGATTTAAGTCAAAAAAATATTTCTACATATAAATCAACTGTATCCAATCTTCAAAATTGTGTAAGCCGTATTACTCGTGAAAACATCGGTTTAATGACATCTCTTATTGATCAAGTTCTTAGACCATTATCCCTTACAAATATTAATGTACCAACAGCACATCTTCGTATTGCTTAAAAATAAAATTTATTACTTGATTAATTTTTTTAATATATTAGAAAAATAATATATTAAAAATATAAAATGTTATTATATTATGACAGGTAGTATATTACAATTAGTAGCAACTGGAATTGAAGATATATTTTTAACTAATGACCCACAAATAACATATTTTAAAGTAGTATATAAGAGACATACTAATTTTGCTAGACAAGAAATCAGACAAAATTTTATACAAACTCCTGATTTTGAAACACAAGTAAGCTCAAATATTGGAAAACATGGAGATCTTATGGAAAAAACAACATTAATAATAAATTTACCAGATATTCCTGCATTTGATGATCCAAATGTGAAAGTTGCATGGGTTCGATATATTGGTTATAGTATTATAAATACAATTGATATAGAAATTAATGGGCGACAAATTTGCAAACATTTTGGTGAATGGATGATGTTATGGAATCAAATGTTTAATAAAAAAGCAAACGAACCAGCATATAAAAGAATGATAGGAGACGTACCCGAATTAACAAATTTTTCAAATTCTAAATCTGCATTTACTTTATATATACCATTACAATTTTGGTTTTGTAGATCGAGTTCAAATGCTCTACCGTTAATAAGTCTATTATATAGTGATGTAAAAATTAATTTATCATTGCGTCCATGGTCTGAATGTATAATAACAACTCCTACACATTCTCTATATTGTAATGATGATCTTGCAGCATTTTATCCATATGAATATATTCAACAAGAAATAAATGGCTTAATAAGTGCTGGTATATTTGCAGGATATGATTCAATAAAAAAAAGATTATTATATAGTTTAATAACAACATCAAATTTTAAACCTATACCATCACCAAATGTAACAAATCAATCAATATATAGAATTATTGGTCAAACATCCGGTGCTTATGTAACTCCAGCAATACAATCACAATCATCTATAATTAATCCAGCAACATATAAATATAATAAACTATCATCGTTAGTATTAGGAGATACTTATTTATTAATAAATTATATTTTTGTAGATGAAGATGAAAGATTAAAATTTTCACAATCAAAACATGATTATATAATAGAACAAGTATATTATAATGAAACTCAAAATATTACTGCTCCATCTGATTCAGTTAGATTAAATATAGATAATCCATGTAAATATATAATTTGGATATTACAACAAGAATATTTATATAATAATAATGATTATTATAATTATACAGAAACATATAGACATAAAATACCACAAGATATAAATAATTACAACATAAAAGTTGGTGATCCATTATATGGATTTGACCAAAGTTTAATTACATATGATACTATATTATTCAATAGTCAAGAAAGATTATCATTAAGAGATTCAAAATATTTTAGATTGAATCAAGTATATGAAAAATGTATAAATCCTCCTCCAGCTGGAACAAATGCATATTTTTTTACATTAGACCCTGTTACTACACAACAATGTGGTTCATCTAATATGAGTAAAATAGAAAAAATAGAAATAAAAATGAACAATATAAATAAAATATTATCTGGAAAAAATGTAGGAATATTTAGATCATATGCAGAAACATATAATATATTACGTATATCAAATGGTTTAGGGGCAATTATGTTTGATAGATAAATTCATAAATTCATTTATATTTTAGTAATAAAATATTGGTGCAGCTAATCCACTAATCATACGCATAACATTATAACCGAATGCCCAAAATTCCATTTCAACATTTAACATATTTTCTTTCATTAGTTTTATAAAATTATCAGTTAATTGATGTTCTATTATTACATCCTCTATTTGTGACAAATTTGCGGAACCACTTGGTTGATACATTAAAGGATATAATGCAAAACTATATATATATTCCCCTTCATTGATATCACCTATACATCGTGTATATGGGCCAATAGTATCAAATAATGCTGGTTTATATTGTTCTCTAATTAATCCATTAAAATAAATTTTAATCATATCAGTTGTTGGTATTAGTTTTCCTGTTAAATCATAATAACCGTTAATATTCCATTTATAATTATTTTCATTAATATCTTTATATTTTACTCTTAATCTCCATAAAATATATTTTGTAGGGTCAGCAACACGAAGTTTAGTTCTTAATATATTTTGTTCTATAATGTTTTTATAATTATAACTATATGAATTGGCAAATTTATATTTCTCTATTAAAAATTCCATTTTTGATGAAGCAATTTTTTTTCTTTCATCGTCTTCCAAATAAATATATTGGACTAACATATTACATTTGATTTTAGGTTGTTTTATAAAAATAGCATTCTTATCATAGATTAATAATTCATTTAAATTTCTTATTTTAAATTTAATTATACCTTTGGTATATAATAAATTAATCATAGGCATTGATAATGTTGATTCTTTGCAGAAATAAAAATTTAATGGAATATATAAATTAATATTACCTTTATTATATTGATTGTATGTTGTTAATTCTGGAGTATTCCCAATTAATTTATCTAAACCAACATATTGATCATATGGTATATGTATTTTTTTTATGAGACTTAATAAATTAGAATCATATTCATCAATTAATAATTGATCTAAATTAAATGTTAAATCTTCTAATATCCGATAACCCAATTCTGGAACCCAACAATATGAAACTGGATTTTGTGATATTATATTTCTTAATAATATATCTAATTTTGAATTATTATATATTATATCAGTTTGATCAGAGAATAATTCGGGATGCATATATAGATAATTTAAATATGGTATATCAGAATTATAATCTATAGATGGAGTATTAATATCTATATTTTTTGATGGATCGGGATCGGTTATTATTGATAGATTTAAAATTAAATTTAAATATTTATATTTTTGTTGAATTAAATTATTAAATATATTTATTATAATTTTTTGAAGATCAAAATTAATATTATCATAAATAAATTTATATTCAGATTGTTTAATAATAGTATTTATTAAATAATTAATTATGTCAGATAGATTACTATAATTGTTATATAAACTTATTATATATTGATTTGTATCTATGTCTAATAATAAGTTTGATATATATGTTTTGATATATGTTGGAATAATATATTGAGTTATCAGATTATTATATTTTGGAATTAAAAAATTATAATTAAAATATGAATTTGTTGAAGATGTATATGGATTTGTTGAAGATGTATATATATTTATAACATCATATAATATATTGAGAACATCGCTAAAAATAGGATACTGTGTATTATTAAAAGTAATATTATTTAATATATTTTGTTCAGGTAATAATAAATTATTTGATAATTTATTTTTAATTAAATTAATTAAATTGTTTAATGTTAATTCTGGATTAAATGGAATATTAATATTTAATATATTTGTTAGATTTGATTTATATGGATTATTTAATTGTTTATAATTAATTGTATTATTTGTAATATTGAATCCAAATTTGAGTTTTGTATAAATATATTGTAAATCTATCGGTTTTAAATTAGTTAAATTAATTAAATTAGATTGTAATGACGAATAATCTGATATTTTATTTAATAAATTTTGTATAATTACTGATGATGTTGATGGTTGTATTATATTAATTAAATTAACATTATCTCCAAATGAATAATAATCAAATCCTAATGTGTCGATTGGATAAATAGAATTTATGTTGTTATCATCATAAAAATATATTTTATTTTCACAAATATCATATGAATATGTTTGTTTTAAATTAGATATATTTGTTCCATCGATAAAATTATAATTATTTTGTATTAAACCTATTTTTATATTATCATATGTCGAAATAAAATTTGACCCAAGATTATTTAAATAATAATTTTGCGATATTAACATATTATTAAATAAAGAATTATATTGTCGAATTTTTATTTGATTAATATATGACCAAATTGAACTTGCTGCGTGAACATAATTAGTAGTTTTTAATTGTTGTTGTGTATTTGTTTCAATATTTGCAAAAGAATAGCCATTTAATACATATGAATTATATGAATAATCCTGATTATTTAGATTATCTATATTTTTAAACATATTATATCTATTTAATATTCCATCTAATTTTGTATAAATATAATTAAAGTTTTCGTTGGTTGTAAATTTTTGCATAATATCATATCTATAAGATTCAATGATTGCAATTATTGGTGGTAATTTAAGATTTGTAAATTGTACAGTGAATAGATTTTCTGGTTGAAGTATACCTGTGATTATACTTCGAGAAGAATTAGCATAAGTTGATACAAAATTTGTCAAAAAATCTTGATTGAATAATTTAAAATTATTTGTATTATTTGTATTATTTGTTTGTAATAATATATTAAATATAAATTGTTGATATAAATTCATTTTTAACGTTTGATTAGAATGAATATTTGATTGACTATTTTGATATGTGATTTTTGGATTCTTAGTAGTATATTCATCAAAATCGCGATAATCAAATTGGGATATATCTAAATTTGTAATAGTATTATCACCTATAAATTCATTATAAATTTCAGTAGCAATATCTCTAATTGTATTGAGAGGTGTGTAATTTAATAAATATAAATTATTTAATATTAATGGATTCAATAATGTATTTGGTATTAATAAATTTATATTAGAATTATCTATATATGTATTATATATATTCATGGTGCTTTGATTTACAGTATATGTATTATTATTATATGTAAAAGATGTATTAATAATATTATTATTTGAATCAAGTGCTAGATTAGATAAAATTATTTGAGTATTAGTTGAACCTAAATTAATTTTATTCCATATATTTACATCTTCAAAATATCCTATATATGTATTATGATTATATTGTAATTTTATTAAATTATTTTTATTAATAATATTATTTATTATTTCATTTGCAAAATATATCTGATAAATATTATTTGGATTATTATATTTATTAAATATGCTCAATAGATTATCATTTAAACCATATAAATTAGTTCCTAAAGTGGTTGTAAATATAGTTGAATCAGAAACATTATTTGTAAAAGTTTTATAATATGCAATATGATATTTATTTTGATTATTATTATGTGTATTATTTTGCAATAAATTAATTAATATTTTATTATAGATAATATCAATATTATAAAAAGAATTATAAATCATTGTATTCGATAACATATTTTTATATTCAGTTGTAAAAGGTTTATCAGTTGTAATAACATTTGATTTAGCTCCTAATAGACCCATAGGTGTATTATTAATATTATTTAAAAATTTAGTTAATGTAATGTAATTTTCTAACTTATTATAATTGTTAATATTATAATTTTGTATTTGTGATGCAAAATATTCAAGATAAGTATATCCGATATATTTTGATATTAATATATTATCTAGACTTGATAAAATTATATATATTAATTTAAATGAGTCATAAAATGCAGAATCTTTATAATTTATAGTTGTATTTGTATTATCATAAGTATCAAATCCGCCAATAGTATAAGTTAATTTATTAATAATTTGATTTGAAAATAAATCAATAATTTCAGAATATTTATAAATTTTGATATCATTATTTTTATTTATGTCAGATACATATGAACGTAAAATTAAAAAGAATATATCATCGATACTTAATGTATCTTTTTGTATGTAATCATTAAAATTATGATAAATATCAGACAATAATTTATTTATACTAGTATAATTATTAATATTAATATTTCCAACTAATGCATTATCATCATTATATAATGTATCCAATGATAATGAATTAATATCAAAATTTGTTATAAAATTATACATATAATAAATATAATTATTTAATGTATTAAATTTATTAACAAAATTATGTAATTCATTTAAAATTTGAGGAATAATAATATTCACATAATCAATTAATGTTGGATCATTATTAATATTTATATTTAATCCATATGAATTAAGGATAATATTAATATTTTCATACGTTGGATCTGGATATTTTAAAAAAAAATTTGATATATCTATTTTTAACCAAACTTTATGAATTAAATCTCCTTCTTTTTGTAAAGTATATTCTCCCTTTTCTCCAAAATTTGTAATATTTAATATTTGTTTTGTTCGTTGTGTTAAACTAAAATTACTATATCTACGATATACACACTTAAATAAAGTAATAGATGGATTGGATGTTAAGAATATACTATCAACACCAATTGCTACAAGTTGTAATAATCCACCAGTCATATATATTAAAATATATTAATAATAAAATATATTATATTTAAATAGTAAAAAAAAAATTAACTATTATTTAGTTAACTTTAATAAAATATTAGTAACTTTAATTAAAAGTAAATGCTAAAGCTGCAAATCCACCACTTATTCTTAGCAAATTATATGTTCTTGCATAAATGTTTAATACTACATCAGTATATTTATAATCAGTTGGTTCTATATTATCTTGTGGTATATCTGGGTCTATATCTGATTCTAAATAATAAAACATATTTCCATTTAATTCAAATAATAAATGTTGTCCTAAAAATCTACTCATATTACATGTAGAAGATGGTTGTATATTTTCAGGATATAAAGAAAAAGAATAACCATATATACCAGCCTTTTCTGGAATATATGTATCATGTTGATATGCTTGAACTAAATTATAATATTTAGCAGTTCCTACATTTTTATCTATTCTTTTATAACCATTTAATAATATATAAGCATTTATAAGTGGATCAATATCAACATATGGTTCTAAAGAATAATTATCATAAATACATTTTAAAGTCCCCCCTTTATTATCTAAAAATATTTTTTTTTGGAACGTCCATAATAATTGTTTTACTGGATGTCGTAAATCCATTTTTATATTATAATTTTGTACATTAGTTATAACATTATAATTTATAATATCTGTTGGTAAATTTGTTTTAAGTATTTGTGCGGTTAGTGTTTCTGTTTGTGATTGTATATTTTCAATTAAATATTCATGAGATGATTGTGCAAATTTTTTTCTTTCTTGTCCGTCAAGAAATATATAATCTACTAATAAACTTATTTCTAGCTTATAATTTTTATCATTCCATAAATCTTCTAATGTATAAATTTGGTCTTGTATTTGTTCAATATAAGCACATTGGCCAATATCTCTTAATTTTACTTTAATGGCTAAATCACTATATTCAGTTGCAACAAGGGGAAATGATGAACCAATATTTCTATTAAACCAAAATTGTAAAGGAATTGTAATAAAATAAGATGGTTTTGGTATTTCATTATAAATAGTTAATTGTTCAAGATTACCAATTAATTGATTATATACTGGTTGCATATAATATGTTTTTGTTAAGTCATAATTCACTTGAAAGAAATTTCCATAGTGTCTATCAATCTGTTCTCCTCCTAATGTAGCATCAGCATATTCAATAATATTATGGCCGATATTATTATTCCATGCAAATTTTAAATTGTTTTGCGAATTAATATCTACTTGTTGCTGGTAATTACTATATTGTAGCCAATAATATTGATAACATTGTTGAGAATAAGTAAATGCATTTTGTACAAGTGAAAAAAAATCTGTTCCAGAAATTGTATTCATATTATTGTATTTTAAATATAAATTATAAATATTTGAACTATATAATAAATTTTTATTAGTTGCATTTAATTCAGTAATCATTAAATTGTTATAATTAATTAAAGCTTGTTGTGCAGCATTACCCGAGAAATCATTATATATTGCATTCAACATATCTTGTGTATTTGAATTTTGAACTTGTGCATCTGCATATACATCTCTATATGCTTGAGTATTATATTGCATAAATTGTTGAACTATATTAAAATTACCAGATGGATTATATAAATTAGTATCAACACTTGATGTAAAACCAAATTGTGAATATGAAAAATATGTTTTTGGAAATTTAATTTTTAAATAAACTTTTCCAATTAAATCACCAGTTCTGTCTATTATCATTTCATATTGATCATTAAAATTCATATCAGTTTTCAATCCTACTTCAATAGATTCAATAGAAAAATTAGTATGTCTACGGTATACAATTTTAAAAAAAGTAATTTGCGGAGCTCCCGTTAAATACAAATCATCAACTCCATAAGATATTATACTTAATAATCCTCCTGTCATATATACTTATATTAATAAATATTTATATTAAAATAAATATAAATAAATAAACATTTAATTTTTATCTAATTTTTATTTGATAAAGAAAAGATTAATGGTTGATATATAATGACTTACACACACACCCCAACACACGCACCCCAACACACGCACCCCAACACACGCACCCCAACACACGCACCTTAGGTGCGCTCAGCACGCGACTCAAAGCGCCGAGTATTTCCACGACGAGCATTGCGCACCATCACGGTCGCAAATTCATTGTCCTCTTCGGAAATGGGATCTTGCTCGGCGTCAGCAACTGTCTCGGGTGCTGGCTGCACAACTGTGTCCGCTGTCTCGTCTACGACCTTCTTGCGTTCAGCCCATTTGTTATTGGTAGGTGGAGCAGATGCCCAAACAATCTTGGCAGGTGATTCAGATGCACATACGCTAGTATCCGGCCGCGCGGTTGCAGCTGATTTTGTGGCATCGCGTCTCTTTGTTTTCACCTGCTGTGTGGTATTCTGCACATGATGCGGATTGGGAGAACGCACTGTGTCGCGAGTTGCCTGCTTTTCGGCAGCACGCTTGGTGGCAAAGTCGTCACGCATCTTCTTTGCTGTGAGCGCCGCAACCTTGTAGAAGGAGAACTCATCTAGCTGGTCAGAGTAGTTAAGGAACAGACGCTGTGTAGCGAGAAGATCGTCTAGAAACTGAGTGAATTCTTGCGTAGTGATGTTGCGGTCGCCGCGACGAAAGGTACAACGCTCCGACACACATCGCAACTCCATCTTTTTAGTGCGGGGATTCTCGCTCTTCTCGTCCGGATCATCAGTGCGGAAGAACCGCAGCATCATATTCCGGACGTACAGACGAGCTGCACGAATCAGATCGGTATCGCGAACCTCGCCGATGGTGGTGTCGAGAAGCTTGTCGTGTACGTAGAGAGCGCGATTGTCATTAAACTCCTCCTTGGAAGGACGCTTGAATCCGCGCAGAGTTGCAAGAATGCTCGACTCTGCAAAATGCTCATTGCTATAGTTGGACAGTCGAATGAGATGCTTGATAAGTGATGGGGTGTCCACCGAGACAAGACCGGAGAGCACGATGCGATTGTACTCGGCCTGAGGAGGCACAGTCTTGTCGGTGGTACTCAGATTGCAGATGTTATGGCAAAGAGAGTATACAATTTCCTCAAGATACGCCTCACCAAGAGGTGTATCTGTCATCTTTTCATCGCGACAAACCTTGGAGGCGTCGGCAATGAAAGGATAACGAGTCAGGAGGTCCTCAACGGACATCGAGACAGAAGAAGAAGCAGAAAGGGAAGTCATCTTTTGATGATGATATATACTTATTATTATAGGTTTCTCAATGATTTATGGATTTCAATTTTTTTTTGACTTAAATTTTCAATTTAAGTCTAAACAAAAATTCTAAGAGATTTTTACAAGTTATTTATAATTTGTAAAAATCTGTTTCAATTTTTTTATAACGTATTCAAAAGAATATCTAATTCTAAGAGATTCTAAATAATAATAATAATAAATCCAATATAATTTTTTTATATATAAATCATATATAAATCATATATATGGTATTATTTAATGATAATCTAAATATAACATATAATAATAAAAAATATACTATAATAAGAACTCGTTATAAATCTAAACTGGTGCCAATATTATTAGATCGAGATATATATGATAAAATTAATGATAAGACTAGAAATTGGTATATTACAAATACAGGTAATATATATACTAATATAGAAAATAAAAATATATATTTACATGAAATAGTATATATATTAAATAATAAAAAATTAACATATCCAATAGTTCATATTAATAAAATACCTATGGATAATAGAATAGAAAATTTAATGGAAGATAGACAAAATAAACAAATTAAGAAAAATTTAAATAAAAAAAAAAGAACTATTCAATTAAAAGATATAGATGTTGATAAAATACCATCATTTATATGGTATATGAAAGATGATGGTGAACATGGAGAAAGATTTCAAATTCAATTGGGAAATATAAATTGGAAATCAACTAGTTGTGATAAATTATCATTGAAATATAAATTAGAAGAAACAAAAAAATATTTAAGACAATACAAAGAACAAAATAATAAAGAATTTTTAGAAAATTCAATGAATTCAGATCTAAATGTTTATGGAATAAAATTAAAACATGAATTTTATGATGTTATGAAAAAAAATAATATGGATTTTACATATTCAAATCAAAAAAATACAGATATATTATTGAAAGAAAATTTATCTGGTCTAAATAATCTAGAAAAAAAATTATTGGATGAATTTAATATTAATAATGAATTAACAACTTATCAAAGATATTTAATTATCAAATAATTTATTTTGTTCTAACCAATAAAAAATAAATATTTTAATATTTATCTAGTTGATACAGATTTATGTACAATGTTATTAATATAAGGATTAGAATCAAGATTTTGTTCAGTAAATTCATTCATTCTGGTATTGCGTATTGTTCTACCGGTGGGTGTTCTGGTCAAAATAAATGGTAATTTATCATGAATAGCAATAGTAGAACCAAGTAGATCTCGTTTAATTTGAATTGGTTCAACTAGAGTTACTGTAGAAAAGTCGAGTGTAGGTCCTTTATTATATTTAGAATTAGTTGGTGCTCTGCCTTTAGCTATTTTTTCTTTTTCTATATTAACATAAGTATTATTAATATCTTCACGTGTTCTTGATGCATGATAATCACCAGTAATACCTCCATTTGCTCTATCAAGTTTAGAATACATTTCTCTATTTGTTACATTTGGTGTCATTAATGTATAATTTATAGTATATCCTGGATTTCTATCACCGTTAATATGCCCAGCTCTATCGGTTCGTTCAGTTATTTGTCTCATGGTTGGACGTGCAGTCTCATTGAAATCAATTGCTAAAGTTTGTTGTTTATCTCCTGTAATAACTCCAGCTCTATCAGTATTTTCAGTAAATTGTCGGATTGTTGGACGTGCAGTTTCATTAAAATCAATAGCTTGTGATTTTTGTCTATCTCCAGTAATAACACCATATCTATCTGTATTTTCGGTCAGTTGTTTAATAGTTGGACGTGCAGTTTCATTAAAATCAATAGCATGAGATTGTTGTCTATCTCCAGTAATAACACCATATCTATCAGTATTTTCTGTAATTTGTTTAATAGTAGGACGTGCAACTTCATTAAAATCAATTGAAATTCCTTTTTGACCATCACCACTAAAATGACCATATCTATCGGTATTTTCAGTTGTTTGTCTTATTGTATTACGAGCAACTTCATTAAAATCAATTGAAATTCCTTTTTGTCCATCACCACTAAAATGACCATATCTATCGGTATTTTCTGTAATTTGTTTAATAGTAGGACGAGCAACTTCATTAAAATCAATTGAAATTCCTTTTTGTCCATCACCACTAAAATGACCATATCTATCGGTATTTTCAGTCATTTGTTTAATAGTAGGACGAGCAACTTCATTAAAATCAATTGCAATACCATTTGTTCTATCACTACCGACATTACCATAACGTTCAGTTTTTTCAGTTGTTTGTCTTATTGTATTCCGAGCAACTTCATTAAAATCAATTGCATTTGTTTTTTGTCTATCTCCTGTAATAACACCATATCTATCAGTATTTTCACTGATATTGCGTTTAGTTATATCAAAAATATTAGTTATCATATCAAATGCATGACCTTTTGAAACTTGTGAATTACCTACAGGACCAATATATTCTTGATTTTTACTTCTTTGAGTTATAGTTGGGTTATATGAATTTGTATTTTCTCTTGCTTGTAATCCTTCAACTAACATAACATTGCGTGGTTCAGCTTGTTTATAATTTTGTTTAAAATCTACTTTAAATTTTTCTCTCAATGTATCAGGCATAGCTTGTTGAACTTCACTATTTGCAGGACCATGATATAATGGATGATCGGTTGTACCTCTGTTTACTGTGGCCATATTTCCGGGATTAACCTCACCATATAATGCCGGAGCACGAATATAACCTAAACTTGGAACAAGTCTGAAATCGCCCCAATATGCAGTTCTTTCCGGTCGATATTTTTTAACATTACCAATAACTGGACCTCTATTTTGGCCCATCATACCTTTAACTTGACTAAATGTATAAGATTTTTGTACTCTATCGGCAGTTCTCATTTCATCTATAGTTTTTGGTAAAGCTCTAAAATTATCACCATTTTTATTAACTTCATTATAACCGAGATTAAGACCTGAAGTAACACGTTGTTGACGGAAAGGTAATTCATTTTTACGTTCTTTACCTGGCAAATATCTATCTTCAAGAAATGGTGTAACTGAAGGAGTTCCAAAAATATTAGTGATACCAGTTAATGGTGAAAATAATGGTTTTTGTTCAGTTTTTGCAATTTTTATATCATTTCCTGTATAAGTTTGCATAGCTCTTTGAAAAGTATCATTTCTACTTTTATTTGCTAAAACATCAGGACCATAACTTTTTGATTTAAAATTTGGAATCATATTATTATGTAAAAATTTATCTTTTGATACGACACCATATGTATTGTCTTCTTCTTGACCAAAATTAGAATAACCTTCTTTTATTGCTAATTCTCTTTCTGTTTGTAATCGTGAAATTGCTGAATCTGAACGATTTACAGCATTTGCAGAAGATGGTGCCCCTTTCATATCATATCTTAATGGTTCATATTGATTTAAAAAAGAATCTTTTACATTTTTTGATTCAGTAAATTGTCTTTCATGATATCTATTATCTAATAATCTTTGGGATTCATTGATTATTAATCTAGGATCTTTTTCAAGAGTACTAATTGATTCTGGCATTTGAAAATCTGGATCTTCGCTAAATTCAGAATCATCAGGTACACTATCAAAATTTTCTTTATTTATAATTGATTTTTTATTACTTCCTGGATGTTTCATAACAGGAGAAATAATACCAGTTTTAACAGGGTCTCTTGCTTTTTCATGTCTTATTTTTGTACGATCTTTTAATTTTTTAATACCATTATCAAGACGGTATGAATCATATACCATTTCATTGTCATTATTTTTTCTTTTATTTAATGATAAATCATTTTTATTTTTTTTTCCTGATATAATATCTGTAAATATGTTTACTCCATTATTTACACTTTCAAATAGATTCATAATATATAATCTTATATTATAAAAATATTTTTTTTATTTAATCTATCAAATTATAAATAAATTATTTAATAGTTATATTATTTATTTGCTTAAGTAATAAAATTACTTAAATTTGTAGGTGTCCTATTTTTCAGTGAAAAAGATGTAATAATTTTTTATTTTTTGTATAAATAAATATCCATTACAATTTTACGATACATGAACCTTTAATTTCTGTATCTACTGGATAATTAAAACATGATTTAATTGCATCGGTATCATCTTTATTGGTACCTTGTAAAGGTGATACATCATACGAAATTCCCTTATTTCTTAAATAGTAAAATGATCTAAAACAATCACCACATAATTTATTTATCAACAATACTGGACTGTGATTAAAATGTATATCGATTATTACATCTAATATTTTTTTAATTTTATCATTCAATGCCAATGGAAATTCAGCATTTACATATAAATCGCGTATACTATTATCATCTGTTTTATTTAATTCTCCTATCGTTTGTACAACAGTTTTAAAATCGCTTGTTGGTGTTATATAAATATTTAATGAACTTTTACTACGTTGAAAGTTTAATTCTACTGGATAAACTCCACCAATAATGATAACAATCTCTGTTATAACAATATCTGTTATATTAATCTTTATAATATATTTTTTTATTTCTTCAAATAAATTTTTTATATTAGTATAATCTGTATAATCCAAGATATTATTTATAAAAGAGGGATCTCCACACGAACCGATTACTAAATCTTTATTGTCACATTTATTAAATTCTGTTATTGAGTTGTTCATCATTTCATTTATCGAACATAATTTTCCACCAGCATACATTTTCTTTAAATGTAAATATTTTTTCTTATATTTGTAATATTTCTCTTGATAATTCATATATTATATTATATATATATTTTTTTTTTTTTATATAATATAATATATGAATTATCAAGAGAAATATTACAAATATAAGAAAAAATATTTACATTTAAAGAAAATGTATGCTGGTAGATTAATCAGAGATATGGCAACAGATCCTTCATTTCTTAATCCACATAATCATGATGATATAGGTAATTATTCTGAAATTATCACAAAACTTACAGATATATTATGTACACCATCAAATAAACCAGATATATTTATATTAAAAGTAGGTTCAAATGACATACAATCGCATGCTAGATGTGATGGTGGTAAATGTGAACATTATATATATAATGATAATAATGACATTATTTTAAATCGTGATATGAGAAAATTGCAGCAATTACTTAAAACAATAATGAAAGAAATAACGAATGCAACAAACATAAAAATGATACAAATTGATCCAATTGATCAAACATTTACACCATTTAAAAATGTCAATGATGAATCTATTACAATTGAAAATATTTTATCATCTTTAAATCAGCAAATAGAAATAAATGCAGAATTTATTAAAGGATATTTTCCATTAGCTAGAAATGAAATTGTAGACGGACAATTAAGTGATACACCTAGTAATAAAATTATTAAATTATTAGTAGATTATGATAAAACATTGATTTTATATAATGCTATTGGAAGTCAATGTTACGGAATTTTTAAAGTAATTATTGATTTAAGAAAATTAAAAAAATATAAAACTATTTATGGTGGTGTTGCAAATGAGACATCCTATACAGATTGTGAAATAAATAATTCAAAATTTAAATTATTAGCTGATAATAAAGTGGAACCAATACCCGATACAATGGGCGCAATTAATTATTAAATAATAAATTCATTAAAATTATAAATATCATTATTATTATTAAATGAATATTCATAACACCATAATATTAAATTATAACGTATTCCGTTTTTTACTGGTTCAACTTGATGTGCATTATAACCTCTATGAATGATAATTTTATTTTTTTCAGGAGATATATTACATATAAAATTATCATTAATTTTTTTTAGAGATTTTTCTATAATTTTATAATTTCATTTTTTCTCTGATGTGTTATTCATATATAAAAATATCAAGTATATTACCAGATTCATCATAATATTTTTCTTTCCCTTTTTTTATATCATCTACAAAATTTGATTCATAATAAAGTGTTCCATTTTCTCTAAAATATTTTGAAATTCCGTATTTTTTTCCAGATTTATAATTGCATTCATATTTAATATTACTATTGTCATAATAAGCTCTGTATAACCCATCTATATTACCAGAATTATTAAAATATATTTCTTTTAATGTACCATTTGAATACCAACATTTATATTGATTTTTATAATTCTGATGATATGGAATTTCAAAACAAGATAACATAGATATTTTTTCTTTTGATTTTGATACAATTTGTTTAATCTTATATGTTTTATTTATTTCATAATTAGTTGTACAATTTATATATTCTTTAATTATTTTTTCTATATTTATGACATTAAATTCATTGGTTATATAATCACAATAATTTTCATTTATTATTTTATTTGAAATTGGTAATATTTCATTCGTCATAATTTCAATTATAAAATTGTTATCACGAAAATATACAATATGTTGTGTCATTTTTTGATTGTTTATATATTTGGATTAATACATATTTATATATATTTATAAGTTTCAATTTTTTATAGATAAAAAATGAAACACTACGAAAAAGATTATTCTATTTTCTAGTCTTAGAATTTTTTTTATTTATTTTTTATATATTTATATATAAAAAATAAGGATTAAACTTAATCTAAATAACGTTTTGGAATAGGAACACATGTTGGTTGTGTTTTAACAACATCTTCTGTAGGATAAGCGCTAGTTTGACTTAAAACACGAGGACCTACTGGAACATAATTATCTTTTGCTTCAAGGGTTGTATTGATAGCAAAATCATAGAAGATTGGTTCTTGAGGATTTTTATGAAGATTATAAAATCTATTTATTTGTAAATCTCTAAAATTTTTGGGTGTAGATGTAAGATGAGAATATTCCGGTGACAAACTATCTGTAAGACATTCATTTAAATTATATAATTTTTGTTTTGTTAAATCTTTCAGATTTATTCTACCATCGCGGGCACGTGATTGTGGTAAACCTCTGTTAGATAAATCAGATTCAATATCTACTAATTGTTGAGACATTGCTGGTCCATATTGTTTAATACTTGATACTCCTGCACCTCCTGCGCCACTATTTATACCAATTGGTGCAAAACACGATTTATTATTGTAAATTGAATATACTTGTAATCTATAATCACCAGGAGCAACACTTTCATCTAAATGTTCTGGATAATAATTTTTATCATATTGTAATTTGCTAGAATGTCCAATATTCATATATTAATAAATATAGATAAATATTTTTTATATAAAAAAAATAATTAATAAATAATAATAATAATAATAATAATAATATTATTATTTATTATTTTATTTATAATAAAAAAATAAAATATTAATTTAAATATATGCATATTTTTTAACATATTCTATAACATTTTTATTAAATCTATCACGATGATAAATATATTCATTCGCAATTTCAGGTACTAATGGATCATTTGGATTTGGATTAGCTAAGAGACTTGAAAGAGATAGAATAACTGTATTTAATCGTAACGCAGAACTCCATTGGTCTTTTAAGATATCAATACAAATAGAACCATCTGAAGAAATATTAGGATGATAAATTTTAGTTAAGAATTTCATTTTTGGAGGTTTATATGGATAATCAGATGGTAATACAATTGATAATTTAAAAAATCCATTATCATATGGTGTTTCTGAAGGACCTTTTAGAATTAAAAGATGTTCATTATAAATATTATCATTAATATCAACATTATGAATAGTATCTTTAATATCATTATCAACTAAACATTTTAAATCATTAATAATACGATTATTACGAATAACAGGTTTAGATTTTGTTACAGACATTATAGTATATTTAATATATAAACATACTAGATTATTAGATTAATAAAAATTCAATTTTTTATTTAATAAAAATTCAATTTTTTATTTAATAAAAAAGTAATGAGAATTAGAATTATTTCTCTTCAATTTTTTATTGTTTGCAATTTAATTCAAGAGTCCGTCTCATTCCATTATGTGTGATTTTTGGAATATTATTATGTACAACAGGGCAAACATCTGCATTATGTACAACTGGTCGAGAAGGATCAAACGTACTCATACAAGTAGAAGATTTTTTGCAGCTAGGATGATATTTAAGAGTTGCACATTTAGTTGCGGGTCTTGAAATATTTTTTAATTCGCTTTCAACATCAACAATTTCTGGATCAAATGGTCTCCAGAATTTATCTAATTTACATTTATCACAATTCTCATATGCACCTGCATATGTTCTATATTGGAAAGGAGTTGTAGAATCATGTAATTTTTGAGCATATGCACATTCATCGTAAGGTAATCTATTAGAACTTCCTTGATTCATTATATATTAATATAATACATAATTTTTATTTTTATATAATATTTTTAATAAATATCTCTTTTTTTAGGTCTGGCCATGGTTCTATTATCTAATCTAGTTGATGTGGGTCTATCAAATACAACATGATCTGGATTTTGAATATCATCATCTATATATTGAAATTGATTTTCAAAAGGATTCTCAAAACCTCTTGAACGAGCTTTGCTAGTTGGATAACTATATTTTATATAATTTTCAAAATCAATATTTTTTAATGGACCTCCCGTCATTTCAGAAACACCTGAATATAAATTTTCTATAGCATCTTTTCTGCAATTATTTGCAGGTATATTTACTTTATTATCAATATCAAATTGATTTTGTTTTTCAAAATATGGTATAGCTGTTTTTCTATATGTATAACCTGCTCCTAATAAATTTTTTTGAGAATCATCTCGTTGATAACGTAATTGTTGATTATATACAATTGATGGAGTTACATGATATTGGTGCGAAGTTGGTGGATTTACTAATTCATGTGTATTAAATGTAGAATTTGATTCATATTCATTATCGTTTATTTTATTTACATCATCGCGTATATTATCAAGTGTAAATTCATTTTCAAAATCTTTACTTGTTGTGGAAGAAAAATCCCTAGAATACATATCATATGAATTTTGTAGATTTCGTGTATTATAACGTTGATTATTTGCATCTTTTTCTCTTTTAATTTTTTGATTAAGTCTATCAAGACGTTTGTCAACAATTTGTGATGAAGGAAATTTAGAATGTTGAAAATTAATTAAATCATTTACTTGATTATAATTACTTGATGGTAATTGAATTTGTTCGGTATTTAACTTTTCTTTTTGATTATATTGTTTAATTCGATGAAGGTCATCCTTTGTAATCATATATTGTTTTTCTAAAGAAATAGATGATGCGGTTATATCATTATCTTCGTAAAATTGTTTTCTTTTAAGATATTCTGAAAGGCGTGGTTCAAGTATTGAATTAGTATTATTCATATAAATTATATTGAGTATTTTTTTATTTAATTTATTTGCAAAAACATTTAAAATATTAGATATTATATTAGATATTATATTAAATATGGAAGATAATACTTTTACACCTGAAGAATTAGCATGGAGATTAATATTAGATGAAAATGTAAATTCTGCTCCATTAATTGCTTTTTCAGATGAAAATTCTAAAGAAATTATGTTTGAAATATTAATAACAATTTATATAGAAATGATATTTAATTATTCAAAATTAAAATATTTAGAAAATCAAAATGTGGAGGATTTAGATAATAACTTTGATAATTTTAATATAGATTTAAATCAAATAAATATTAATGATCTTACAAATATATTTTGTGAAAAATTTACAAAATTAAAATTTATTCTAAATGTTAGTGAATTATCAAGAGAAGAATTTGAAAATACAAAAAAAAATAGATATTGTACAGTTTTATTAAAAGATTTAGAATCTGATAAAAATTTTTTTGAATTAAATAAAGAATATTTTGATTCAGATAAAAGATATCATTTTATATTAAATAATTTATATAAAACTAAAGAAGAATTAAGAGATATATTTTGTACATTTAGAATAAATAGTAAATATTTTAAAATAAATTTTTATTAGAAAGAACCCATAAATAATAAGCAATTATTTATTTTGGATCTGATATAAAATCGGAATGACCTTTCAACAATAAATTTCTTTGATGTTACAAAATTTGTTTTATTTTTTGTTTGTTCAGAAGGTATTGAATTTTCGTTAAAATTAAATTCAATATTTTGGATACAATCAGTAATTTCACATTCAGAATTAAATAAATATGGTACTTTTAAATCCATAAAAACTGTTTTTAAATCCGTTTCTTTAAGAATATTAGTATATCTTAATTTTGTATGTAATTTAAATTTTGGAATTTTTACTTCTTCTATTATTGTTGATTTTAAATTAGATATAATAAATTTAAGAGATTTATCATTTAATTCTATATCACCATATATTATTCCCATACACAGATCATCTTTAGATAATATTTCTAATATTTGTAAATTAGGTTGTTCAAAATATCCAAAAGATTGATTATATGCATGCATAAAATCGATTCCATCTTTTGAAGAAGTTTTTGTAAAATAAGATAACCATATAGGATTAATTGATGCATAATTTAGTAATATAATTGATGACCTATCGAGTAATTCTTTTGAAACAGATTTTTTATTATTTTGTGTCATAATAGAAATAATTTTATTAATATCATCCGCTTCTTTTGCAGAATTATTCCGATTAATTCTTCTAATTTTTGTAAATGCATTGATATTTTTACAAAATTGAGGATTATAATCAATATCATCTGAAAAAATTATACAATTTCCTTGATGAATACTTTGATGTGATGAAAATATATTTTGTATTTCATTTAAACCATTTGACAGTATATCAGAACGTGGAAAATTAAAATAATTCTTTAATTCTACTTCAGTATTACCTTCACTTGCAACAAATAATGATCCAAATATTGAATATATTAAATATGAACTAAATATAAATGGTCCTTTCATTGTTTCAATCAAATTATCAAATAAAAATAACCCATAATTCGCTATACCATTTAAACAAACTTTATTATCTTGTATATTTTCTGTAAGTTTAGTATCATGATTTATATCGGCAAAATTAAAATTTGTTTCATACGATGATAATTCTTTAGTTTTTGTTAATTTATTTTTTTTTAAATCTTGTTTTAAATCATTTATTGTAGGTGGAAATAAATTATTTTGTTCATCATAATTAGATTTTGTAATATTAAATTCAGGTCTCATTGGCATTCTTCTATCATACATTGGATTTGGTTGTGTTTGTGATTGTGTTTGTGAATGTGATTGTTTATAATTTATTTGTTCGTCTTCTTCATCTATGCTAGAATTTCGCATAAATTCATCTCTTTCAAGGTCTATTCTATTAATAGGTCTAATATTACTTGTATTATTATTTCTTATATGCATATCAATTAAATCTCTATCATTTAATCTAGAATTCATATCGCGATGTATTTTATCCCTTGATCTATTAATTCTTGATAATTCGGCCATATATTTTATTATATCATATTAAATATCATAAACAAGCGAAGAAAAAATGAAATATAAAAAATCTATTTGTTAAGATAAATAACATAATATTAATTTTAATGACATATCAAATATATAATAATGTATGTGAATTAAAAAAAAATAAAAATATATTTGGATTTGATTTAGATGGTACTATAATAAAATTTAATCTTAATACAGAAGATTATGAATTTCAATATGATAATATTTTAGAAAAATTAAAAGAAATTTCAAAACATTATAATATTGTTATAATAACAAATCAGAATCATAAAAAATATGATTTATTTGAAAAAAAGATTTTTAAATTATTAAATATATTTACTAAAAATAACATTTATATATCTATTTATGTATCTAAAAAAAATGATATTTATAGAAAACCAAATATTAAATTAACATTATTGATTGAAGAAACATATCATAACAAAATAAAATATTATTGTGGAGATGCATTAGGAAGACCAAATGATCATTCGGATACTGATTTAAAATTTGGATTAAATCTTGGGATTCCAGTATTTTCACCAGAACAAATATTTCTAAATAAAATAATGAATAAAAAAATAAATAAAAAAATAAGCAATAATATGTCTATAGAATATCCAAAATTAAATATGATAACATATGATTTTAATTATAAACCTGCAAAGAAAGAAATGATTATTATGATTGGATATCCTGCATCTGGTAAATCAACTATTTGTAATTTAATACAAGAAAAAGGATTTTTTAATAAAATATATTATAAAATTATAAATAGAGATACATTAAAAACAATAGATAAATGTATAAAAGAAACAACATATGCATTAAAATATAAAATGAATGTAATTATAGATAATACAAATCCAAGTAAAGAAAATAGAAAAAAATTTATAGATATTGGAAAAGAATATGGATATAAAATAATCGCAATTAAAATGAATACATTGCGCAAAGAATCAATACATAATAATTATTATAGATCTTTTATATATGGAAAAGAATTAATTCCAGAAATTGTATATAATATATATGATTCAAAATATCAGAAACCATCATTAGACGAAAATATAGATAAAATTATAGAAACAGGAATAAATATTTATGATTATAATTATGAAAAATATTATTTTTAGAAAATAATAATAATTTAGGCGCTATAATTGTAAACTATATTTTTATAAAAACTATTTATAATTATTCCGGCAAAATTATTAAATAAATAATTTCGGCGCTATTATTATAAAAACTATTTATAATTATTCCGGCAAAATTATTAAATAAATAATTTAGGCGCTATAATTGTAAACTATATTTTTATAAAAACTATTTATAATTATTCCGGTATCTAATATCATCTGGAGTAACATTACAATAGCGTGTATCTTCTTTACATGTATTTGGAGTATTATAACACCATTGGGCAAATTTGTTTTGATCATTTGGTATAGCACCACCTGATACTGTATAAAATTGTCTTTCTACATTTTTAGCATCATATAAATCAGATACATCTTTGAATAAATCTTTATTATAAGTTAAATTAATCTGATCTTTGATTAATTCGTCATCGGCATTGGATGGAACCGGCATATTTTCAGTATTAAAATCATTTAAGATTGGATTCATAAATGGATTATCTATTGTTGGTTCACGTGGAACATTTAATATTTTTTGATTTTCTATACTCTTTTCTCTAACCATTTTATCTAAATCAAAATTTCTATTATTTTCAGAATAAAATTTACCAACTTTTAATGCATCATCTGAATCATAATAACCACTTTCTACAAAAAATCGTTCAGCGTCGGTATTTTCTTGGTCAGGATATCTATATTTATTGACATATACAATAATTAATAATACAATTATGCCTATAAATAATATTGTTGTAAATTTATTATTTAATCCAATTATATTTAATAATAATAATGCATAAATACAAAACAATGTAATTGCATTCATTTGTTGAATAGTTGACATTTTTCTATTTGGTATAAATTTATCAAATGTATTTATTAAAATAATTGGTTTTTCTAACCAAAAAATATTTTCATTTTCATTTTTATTATTCATTATTATATATTAAAATTAGAATATTTTAAATTTAATATATAATTTTATCATTTCTTATTTTCTTCTTTCTTTCGTTTCTGTATATCTTCTAAAAATTTAATATTGTGTGATTTTTTTCTTTCTTCAAATGATATAATTTTATTTAACATTCGTTGATGTTCAATTACTTTTCGTTGCGATTCTTCATCATTTGGTAACATATTATTATCATACTCGGCATCATCTACGCAATTAAGAACATTTTCATCACCAACATTATTTATTTCTATATTATTGTTTACAATATCAGTTGTATATAATTTATTTTCTAGATCTTTTTTATAATATTCTTCTACAGCATTCATTGATTCAAATAAAGTGTTTTTATTAACTCTATTTACAGATACAAAAATATTATTTATATCGTAAATATGATAAACGAATGGATATTCTAATTTATCTTTATTTAATAAGCTAATTCTTCCAAGGTCTTTATCATTCACTTTATAATAAAGAAAAGTTAAATTTTTATATTTTTTAGAATAATCTTTTAAGAATTTTTTAATTAATTTAACTGTTTCGATTGGAGTATCTTTTAAGGTTAGTGCAACAATTACAAACTTTTTTTCTTTTTCTTTTAATATTTTAACTAGATCATTCACAGTAACAATTTCCCATATATTTTGGCTCATATTATTATAATATTATTAATATTATAATAAATCTTTAAAAACGAATTATATATATTTTTATTATTTTTTACCAAATCCTTGAAATAATTTAGCCATATTTAATGTACTCTGAAAATTTTTTAATATATCAGTATTCATTGGGTTTCCTTTATCGTCTTTTAGGTCATTTAATTTATCTTTATTATTATTTAATAAATCATTCATTCCTGATGCGGTTTTTGCCATTTTATCTGGGTCAATCTTATCATTTAATTGACCAGAAACTCTTTCAGCAATAGAAAACATATTTTCTAAACCATTCTGTTGTATATCAGCAAGTACAGATTTAACCATTGTCGTACATACATCTTTAATATCCGAATCATTACCAAGCATACTTGTAAGTGTATTGATTGTTTCATTTACATCATCATCATTGAATTTTTTAATTTCACTTGCAAGAGCACTCGGATCCATTAATTTATCAACACCTAATTTACCTAACAAACCAGAATTTGCTTCAGTTCCTGGTATAACTATGTCATTTGACATTAATTGGTCCATATTAATTTCATTCTTTGAATCTGTATTTAAACCCATAAAGAAATTATTAAATTTTAAAAGTGCTTTTTGTTCTAATTCAGAACATAATTCTAAAATATTTTTATCATGACGATTTTTATCAGTCATAAGATAAACCATTTTAACAGATGTTACAAATAAAGCATTAATATTTTCCCATAATTGAACATGTTGTTCTTCATTTAATAGAGTAATACATAAATTAATATTTAATCCTGGTACAATAGTTGAAATTTTACCTTCTTCATTTCTTACACAAAATAAAGAAACATTCTTTTCTTTTACCATTTTATAATTTCCACTAAGAACTTTAAATGCTTTTTTAATAATTCTAACTTGGTCTACATCTGTATTTTTATCAGTATTTTTATATTGATTAATAATATCATCACACGTTTGTCTTAATTTATTATGTGATATTTTTTTATCTTCAGATATTTTATCATCATTTTCTGTAGAAACAGATTTCATTAGATTAACAATATTTATAACAGAAGAAACAAATAAATTTTGATAAATATAAATCATTTTGTTTATATCATCTTGATTAGATTCACTCATTTAATATATAATATATCAAATGAATAATTTATTTAAATAGATTTAACTTTGATTTAATTTTCAGATTTTTTTAATTTATTAATTTCTGAAACAATATCAAGATATAATTCACAATGTTCAATCAACATAGCCATTGATTCTTTTACAATTTTTTTTGTTTGAGTATTCATTCTAAGCCAAATGTCTTTAAATTCAAATATACGTTTTTCATATCCAGCATTCATAGCATCTTCATATGATTGTTCCATAAAAAATCTTTCATCCCCTTCTTTTATTTTTTTTCGAAAATCATCATATGAATATACAGATTCTAAAAAGAAAATTATAGTTTCATTCGGTTTAAATTTAAAGAAATTTTTAATAATAGTTTTACTTTTTCCAAAAATGGAATCTTTAAATTCATTACCTAAATGAGTAACCATATTTAATGCAATTTTATTAAAAGATTCTATTAAATCATTTTTTTTTTCTTTCAATTCATTCATCTTGTTATTATTTTTATTTTGAGATTCGTTAAACATATTTATATATAATATTAATTATATAATTCTTAAATATTTTCTAATCGCAATTTTATTATATTATAATCATATTTTATATTATTTCTAATTTCATAATTAAATTTATAATCAAAATTATCATCAAATTTAATTTTATTAATTTCTTTGAAATAATTTTGATTAAAATAATATATATCGTTTATATATTCATTATAATTATTTAAATATATTTTATTTAGTTTATTGTATAATTTTCTCTTTTTTTTTTCTAAATAATATTTTATATTATTTTTACAATTTTCAAAATTATAAAAAGTTATAACAACATTATCTGAATTAATTTCTAAATTATTATTTAATTTTTTTTTATCATCTTTATCATTCGCATCATTTATCACATCATTTATTGCATCATTTATTAAAAAAAGTATATCATCTGGATTATTTTGTATCATATATGACTATAAAATAAATATATTTTTATATCTTTTATTGAAAATTATTATTTTGTATATTATTAATTAAATTATTTTTAAGTTGATTAGTAATAGTATTTTTAATTTCATTTTCAGTACTATTCCGCATTGTACTATATTCTGATATTTTATTATTCATTTCTCTATCAGTAATTTTATTTTGATTATCTTTAAAAGTTAATATTTTATATTCTCCATCTTGTCCATATGGCATAAAAGCTTTGGACGGAGTATAATCAATATCAATATATGAAAAATTATCTGAAATTCCAGTAATTTCATCTGATTTTCCAATAATTGAATCTTTATTTATATTTTGTGACATATTTGATTGAATTAGTTTTTTTCTATTTTGATCAACAATTTTTGCCATATTTTGTCTTCTAAATTGAATCAAATTATTTAACCATTCAAAAGCACTTGAACCTTCATGAACTCCAATTGTTTCATTGTTTTGATTGCGTAATACAAGCATTGGTGTTTTTTTAATTCCAATTGCAATTAATTGGTCAGTAGACATTGTATCTATAGATATTAAATTAAACATATTATTTATTTTTTCGGATGTTATAATTCTTATAAAATTTGTAGAACTTTCACATCTTGGACTATAAAATAGGAACCCGAACATACTACAATAATATTATATAAAAATATTTAATTAATAACTCAATTCAAAAAAAAATTGATTTTTTTTAAATTAATTAACTAATAAATATTTATATATAATTAATTGTATATGGCAAAGAATAAAGATTTTGATATTAAAATAGAAGAATTATATAATAATAAGAAGAAGAAATATATATCTAGTGAATTAGCAATAAAAATATCTGGTAAAGATTGCAATGTTAAATTATTATCAACTCTTAGACGTGTAGCATCTAATAACATACCAACCCATGCATTTAATCCATTAAACATAATGATTGAACAAAATACTTGTGTTGCATTTAATAATGATTATATGCGCTTACGTTTATCACAATTACCTATATTTAATATGGAATCAAAAACATCATTCTTGCATAATAAATATTGGAAAAATGTAAATTATGCAGATCAAACTAGAGAAAAACATCCTGAAGAAAAAAATATGAAAATATATATTAATTCTCATAACAACTCAAATGAAATAAAACCAGTAACAACAAAAGATATTAAATGTTATCTAAATGATGAACAAATTGAAATATATGATCCAGACGCTCCAATATTAATAATTTTATTAAGACCAAATGATTCATTTAAAGCAATGCTTAGTGCATCATTAGGTGTAGGTGATGGAAATACTATTTATTGTGCATGTTCAAATGCATGGGATATTTATGATGAAGATATTAAAGATAATGGTGAAAGAATATTTAAATCAGGTGAATTACATTTAAAATCAAGAGGTGAACAACATGAATATAAAATTTTAAAACATACTTGTGAATATTTAATTAAAAAATATGATGATTTAAAAGTAGATATACAAAATAAGGTTAAATCAAAAGAAATAACTGCAGAAAAAGAATTATTTTTAACATTAGATGATGAAGATTTTACATTAACCGAACCATTAAATTTTGAAATGCAAGAACATAAAAATATATTATTTAGTGGTTTATCCAAACCAGATCATCAAATTAAAAGCATGGTAATTAAAATAGAAACCGATGGTAAAAAAACACCATCAGATATTATCATAGAAACATGTGAATTATTATCTGATAAATTTAAATATATTATGAATTTAATAAATAAAATAAGTAAATGAATAAAAATCCCATAGTTTTTGTAAAAAATAATTTATATTTTTAATAAAAATCCCATAGTTTTTGTATTAATACAATCATTGAATAATATTTTAAATTCATTAGTACCAAATTTCATATTATCTACATCAATTTTAATAGTTGATAAATTATTAATTAAATCTAATCTTTCGATATATATTTCAGTTAATAGATTTATATTGATTTTTTTAAGATATTTATATATAATATCATGATTCATTGATTTTTTTATATAAAAGAAATCATCGCTATTTTCAATATTTTCTTCATTTTTTCTTACAACAATAAAAATTTTATGTAAATCAAATAATATTGTTTTGTAATTATTTGACAAAATATTATATAATTCTGCATTTAATTTTTTTCGTGTAATATGATATATATTTAAAAATTCTCTTGATAATGTTTTTATAGAATTATTTATTCTTTTTATAATTTCATGAGGATATGGTGAAATATAATTTATGATAAAACTTAAATTGTCATTTTTATATAATTCTAAATATGCTTTATTAATATTTCTTACAGGAATCATCATATCGGATATTTTTTGATATATATATGTATTTAATATATATAAATTGTCATTAAACTGTATTATAATTCCATTATGTGATATTTTTTTTTTATTTTCATTTGATTTTGATATATTCTCTAAATCAAAAATTAATTCATCAAAACATGAATAATGTATATGTTTGTTAAAATTTATTTTAATTTCTTCTATAATATCATTATTTTTGTAGTATAATAAATGATTATATTTGTTAATAATTATTGAAACATTTAAAAATTGTTTATTTTGTAAATTAATATTTAATTTTAAAAAATTTGATAAAATTAATTTATCATTATTTATATCATGAATATTTTCATCGTATATATCATAAAAATAGATTTGGTCATTATAATTAAATATATATGTATTTATACCTATATTTTCATAAATATTTAATTGTTTCCAATTATTTTTTATTTCATTAATAATAGAATTTGTATATGGTTTATCTAATATTATTTTTTTTTTATTTATGATAATAAAATCCATTGTTCTATTAAATATACAATAATCTAAATTATGTATAATCTCATTAATTAATTTATCTGAATGTATAAGATTATCAGATATTTTATTAACATGTATAATATATAAATCATTTGTTTTTTTTATAGACATATTGACAAATTTGGTATTTTTTTCAAAATGATTTAGAATATTATAATCATATTTAATTAATAAATTAGTTATATAATCTTTTAATATATTTTCGAAATTAATACTCATATATAAATTCATTATATAAAATTGATTTTTGATAATTAACGAATATATAAAAACTAAAAATCTATGTTAATATTATATTTTACTTAATGTATATCAATAAAATTGATGATTTAATAGATAAAATTATAGATGATTTTAATCAAACAGTTATATTATCTGATGATAGAATTTCTAAAATTTTAAAAGAAAATAATTTTGTAAAATACCAAAGTGATATAAATGATATATTAAAAAATTATATTAAAAATATAAATTTAAAAGAATTAAAAGATATTTTTGCAAATAATGAAATAATAAATAAAATTTTAGAAGTAATTAAAAAATATGTAACACTGTATTTTTTATTATTTATAGGTTTTTATTATCAGAGTACTGATACATTATTTGCAAACAATATAGTTGAATTTACAAAAAATCAAGCAGAATATGGATTTAAAATTACTGATTTTTTTAATTCTGAAAGTAATGCATTAATAATTGATTTTTATAGTAATATTAAAAGAATACAAAATTTATTAAATACAGATAATAAACAAAAAAGAGAAATTCTTGCAAAAAGACAAGATTATAAGATGATTATTGAATTTTTAAATAGTTTAGGTAATGATTTTATTACATCAGCATTTTTAATAGAAGATAAAAATTATATTCGTTGTCATAACATATTAAAAACTCTAATAATTATAAAATTATATAAAAATATCGAAAAGGTAGAATTATTTAGAATATTAGAATTGTTAGAAACAACCGAAAATGAATTTACTTTTATAGATATAGTTGTTCCTATTAAAGAAATTATTGATATATCAACAATTGAATCGTTGCTAACAAAAAAACAAATTATAACAGGTATGTCACAAACAATATGGGAATATATTTATGAATCAGAAATGGAAGATATTAATTTTAATATAACGCCTGAAGAAAAAATAATTAATTTAATAAATACTCGCATTTTTATGCCAATTATAGATGATTTATTATTATATCACAATGATACAGAATCTTACGATAAAAGTTCTGTATCAGATGATAAAAAGAAAAAAGAAGATACAAAGATTAGATATATTATAACAAAAGTAGATAATGCTACAAATATAAATATACCTGATAACCATAGTGAATCAAAAAAATTATTTTATCAACCAATGTTGAATAGAAAAGTAATATTGATAAACAATTTTGAAGATATTAAAATAATAAATAAATTTTTAAATTTAGGTAAAATATCAGCAGAAAATTTAGAATATTTTAAAGATCTTGAACATTTAATGTTTTATCCATATATTAATTTAAAAGAATCAAAAAATGGAATAATATTACCAATGACAAAAACAATTGATTGTTTACGATATGTAAATTTTGAAAACTCATCAGAATTTAAACAGAGACCTAATTCATATATTGATGTTAGAATTGGATCGAAAGATATGCTATTAAATATAGTGGGATTTATGATAAGATCTGAAAATAGTCCATACTGTATAAAAAATAAAGAAATAATAGATGTTTCGACAAATAGTAAAACAAAAAATAGTTATAAAAATACTATGGAAGTAATAGAAGATATGATAAATGGAAAAAGAAATAAAATAAATACATTCTGGTTATTTAATCCAGATAATGATAAAGGAATACAAGAAACATATGAACAACAAAATAAATTTTCGAGAAATGACCAAATTAAACATTTATTAGCATCATTTTATGATGAATTAGAAAATAAATTATATGAAAATATAATTAAAAGAATTAAAAAAGATAATAATCATGATATTGCAAATATAGAAAAAATAATAGATTTTTACAATAGAAATTTTATTAAAATTAATAAAAAAAAAATATTAACTGAATTAGAAAATAAGATTTATGTAGAATTAATTAAAAGAGGTAAAATAAAATATGATGATTTAGATGATATGGTTTTTGGTTTATCAAAAGATGCGATTATATTACCTAAATTTAAAGAAGAAAAAATAAAAGTAAAGATGCAGAAAATAAAAATAGATTTGTCAAAATTATCGGAATTTGGCGAATATGAAGAGAAAGAAATAGCTGAAGGAGTATGTCAGCATAATATTACTTGGGATCGTTTGGGTGAATTAAAACAAATGAATCCTAAATTATTTTTAGATAAATTATATGAATTTATACAACAATATGTTAATGAGAATGTTGATGGAGATTATGTATGTAAAAGTTGTGGATTTTTTTTAAATATTAAGAAATACGTAGCAGATGGATCATTTGATGATAATAATCATTTTATTAGTTATAGTATGCCATTAGATACACCATTAGAAGATATTCCAGAATATGAAAAATATAAAGGCACAATTCGTAATATTGATAAATATATTGAAAAAATTGGTTTAATTGTTGGAATACCATATTTTGTTGGTTCAAATCCAACAATCAAATCTCGAAGAAAATTGGTTATAAGAGATACAATTGATATTATTCTTGGAAATAATATTAAATTAAAAAGAAGTCTAAAAGAACGTAATGAATTAGCTAGTAAAATATATGGTATCAATCGAGACTTATCTAATTTATTCGTATTTGAATTAGAAAATTCTATATTTGTATTTTCAAGTAAAGATAAAGATTTTTATAAACCAATCAAACAAAATAATATTCTTGGTTATATAATATTCCTAATATTATTAGAAATAAATGACACACAATTATCTTATTTTAATAATGATAAAAAAGGATTTTGTAATTTTCAAGTATTTGATAAAGTATCTCATACAATTTTTCAAGGTTTAAAATTTAGAAAAAATAATAAAGGAGATACAGTAGATGTTATCAAATATGAAATATTTTGTTATATGTTATATACAATTGCTTGTTTTTGTGCCAAATATAATTTATGGTATTATGATTATAAAGATAGTATAAATGATAAAACCAAACGACAACAATTATTACCTACAGTACAAAAAATTATTATTCATACAGTTATAGATATTATAAATAGTATTATTGAAAATGCAGAGGATGAAAATAAAAATAAAATTTTTGAGATATTAAAAACAAAATTCTATAAAAAATTAAATTCTTTATTTTCGAATACGGATATTTATAATAGATTCAAAGAAGCAAATCAACCATCAACAATTGGTGATAAAAAATCATTTATTTTAACAAAAGCGGAAACATTTACATTAGATGGTAAATATATTACAACATTTGATGAAATTACCCAATGGCGAAAAATAAGACCATACAAAATGACGATTGAAATAAAAGATAAAGTATATGAAAAATATGATAATATTACAAATGTAACAAATTGTGAATCTGGAGAATTTCATATATTTGAATATAATGATAAAACATTAAAATGTAAAATTTGTGGAAAAAAAACATCTGAAATTAAATATGATAAACAAGTAACTGAACAAATAATAAAAAAATTTCATATTGTAGAATCAAAATATTTAGCAAAGAAATATTGTTTTATTGATGGATTATTACATGAATTTATAATTGATAAAAATGGTAAAAATATATGTAATAAATGTAAAAAAGAAGAAAATTATTCTTATTCAGATGATGAATTACATAAATTAGATAATTTTTTAATAGAAAATAAAAAAACATTATTTGAGAAAGCAAATAAATATCAGAATGAAATTATATCAAATACTATTAAATTTAATGAATATATTAAAGATCTTCAAAATAAAATTAATGCAGAATATGATAAAAATATTACAAAAGAAGATCCATATAAATATATCGATGATCTTATTAAAAATATAGAAAATAATATAACAGACGATATGGCTAAAAATATTATTTTAATGAGAAATGATGTATATATGTTAAATCATGATCATCTCGGTAATAAATTAGATAAAGATATAGTAATTTCAGAAAAAGATAATAAAATACAATACAAACAAAAGCATCCATTTTTTAATACTGATGTAATATATTATACTAGTTATAAAACAGGTAAAATTGAAGTATATTATGATACTATTACTAAAATTTTATTGGGTTATAAAGAAGAAAATAAAAATTATGTGTTAAATATTCTACCAAATAAAAAAATCAAAATAATATATTCTCTATATAATAAATTTAAAATGTTAGGTTATAAAACAAAATATTATACATTAGATGAAAATTATAATAAAGAAAATCAAATTACAAATATAATAAGAGAACGTATTGATTTATTAAAACAAATTATATATAGATTTCAAAGATTAATTAATCGTATGAAAAATAATTATTTTATTAAAAAGAAAAAGGATGAATTTGAAAGAATTAATGAAGAAGAAAATTATTTTAATAATAAATTTGAAAATTTAATAGAAAAATATAATAAAAAATTAGGAAATATTAATGTTGTAAATAAAAATGGATCACATTTATGTTTTCGTCATTGGAAAAATTTTATAAATAATGTCGTATCTTCATATGATAATGAATTAAATATTGAATCAAATATTATAAATTGTGATAAAATTAACAAATTTGATATTAATGGAAATCATATATTATTCTATTTTGTAAATGAATTAAATAAACTATATGATTATAATGATAATAAAAATATCAAAATTAATTTATCATCATTAATTTTAGATTTTATAAATATTAATTTTAATATATATAATGAAGAAAAGATTCAAATCGATAAAGATCTTAAAAGATTCCATTATATTATAAATTCAGTAATATATCTGAACGAAGTAAAAGATAAAATTGGAGAGGCTGAAGGAATTTACGAAGAAGTAAATGATCCCGATAAAAAGGAAATATCTCCAGAAGAACAAGATAAAATGGACGACGATAATGAAGAAAAAGATGCACTTGATATTGAAGGTGACGAATATGATTATGAAGGTAATTATGAAAGAGATATGGATAGAAATTTTGATGATGGTTTTGTATAAAATTATAAATTTGATTATATGGATTATAAAGGTAATTCAATATAAATAGTTAATTAAATTATAAATAAATTAAATTATAAATATAAATATAAAAATATTTTTAGACTACTAATTTATATATGACAAATACATTGAATTATATTATTATTATTATTGTACTGATACTTGGATATATGATTTATAAAAGCCATGAAAGTTTATCTATAAATAAAATAAATAAAAATGATGATTTATATAATGATGAAGATTATACATATTTAGATGATGTATTTAATCAAATACCAAAAAGAAATAAAAATAATTGTCATCTAGATAATTTTATTTATAAAATTAAACAAATATCTAAACCTAAAAAATTTGCACAAATAAATCCATACTTTATTGATATGAAAGTGCATAATGATTATAGAGATACTATTACATCATTTAATAATATTGCACCAGACCAAAGACCATTATTTAATAGATCTGTTTTACCAGTTAAACAAATTGATGTTGATCCAAATCAAGTTAAACCATTAGTAAAAGCATTCATTAAACGTATCAACGACGATGTTAAATATAATGTTACTGATGAATTAAACGAACAATCTGGCTGGGATGAATTAGCAGAAGAAAAAAAGATGCAACAAGACGGATGGAGTCGTCAACAAAAAGAATTAGGTTTACCCGATTCTTTATGGGGTGGGCCAGCCACAAAAGCGAAAATTAAATTAATTAAGATTGATGCAGTTGAAAAATTTGCAACCGAAGAACAAATTAATTTTGTTGTGCATATGATATTACAAAAGAAAAATGTTTCAGACCAAATGGTTGTAAAAGTATCTTACATTATGGATAATATCGATATTAATGCGGACCGAAATTTTAATGATAAAAATTCTGAAAAAGATTACAATGTTCGTATTGAAGAAATAGCTATAATTGGTTTTCTTACAAATCATCAATATGGCGATCCGGTTGATAGAAAAGATTTTTATGAATTTACAAATATTGAAAAAGATGATATGATAGATCAAGAATTATTATTAAAAGTTCTTAAAGATAAATATAAACAAAGACAAATAGATTCAGATGGATTTAATATAAGTATTGCTCCATCTCAAGCAAATGATATGGCATTATTTAGATTATCAAGCGAAACTCCATATAAACCAATTGAATCTGGCATGTATTAAATAAATTAAATAAATCAATAATAATTATATATAAATTATTATATGAATAAATCGTTATCTAATTCAATTAAATTGTATATGATAATAATAATATCAATTATAATATTTAAACCAGATTTTTTATATGATAATAAACATAAAAGATTTAAATCATTTGGAACACGAAAAAATACAACTATATTATCATTACCAATATTTTCTATTTTATTAGCTGTTTTAATATATACCTTTTTTCAATGGATTGATAAAATAAATTTTTTACAAAATCAATACAATGATTTTATTACAAAATCAATACAATGATTTTATTACAGCGTGAACTATTTTAAATGACACGATTTTTTATTTTTTATATATTTTTGATTTCCTCATAAATTTAGTTATATTTATATCTTTTTTATCTCTTTTTAATTAGTGAAGATTTAAAATAATTATATAAATTATTTTTAGTTATATTTTTTATTGCTTTTTTAATTGATTTCTTAATGTCTTTATAAATATAACATTTATTTATAATAAATTTATTTAGTCAATCTTATATGTCGTAATGTTAATTTATGTTTTTCTAAAGAACTTTCTGTAAATACACCAAAATCACATATTTCACAATAATATTTAAATTCTTTTTTTCTTTCTTCTTTAGTTGAGTGATTATTTAATTTATGTGTTAAATAATTATTTTTATTTGTTGATTTATATTCACATTCTGCACATTTATATTCTTCTTTTATTTTTATTGGTTTCTTTTTTCTTTGTCCTGTTCTATGTAATTCTGTCTCATTATGTTGTATTAAAGAATATCTTATATTTGTTCCATAATTACATTGTTCACAAAAAAATTTATATTCATTCATATATATTTATATAATTATTATAAACAAATATTTTTTAAATATATTTTACTCTCCTATCAAATTTGATAATGATTTTTTAAATTTCATTAATTCTTCTTTTAATTTATTTATTTCTTGTTGTTGTGATATTATGATTTTATTTTTGTCTTCTAATTCTATATCTTTTGATTTAATTATATCATCTTTTTCTTTTAATTTATTATTTAATTCTAGATCTTTAAGAATAGAATCTTTAATTTTACTTTCTCGTGTTATATCTAAATATTTCTTACAACATTCTTGCATTAAGTCAGTATTTTGTGTATGAAATGCATCTATAACATCAATGAATAATCTAGGAATACGATAATTTAATTTTGGTTGTTCTATAAGTTCTATTTTTTTTTTGCACATTAAATTAACCCAATGAGTCTGCACATAGTGCGTACCTCCAAAATCAACATAACAATCACAACATGTATTTCCAACAACCACGTTAAATCTATCATAATATATTGTGTATAAATCTTGATAAGATGCACAACCACCACCTGGTGACATATTATAGTTACCATGTTTAATTCTATATGATATATTATTTGTTTTAATTATTCTACCATAATTTGTTATATACATAACAAAAAAACTTACAGATACATCATTGTATAAATTACTATAAGAATTATCCATTTTTTTGCCATCAGAATAAACTACATAAAATTTAATAATATATTCATTATGGTGTAATTTTATATATAATGGAAAATTAAATTTTATTTCTTGATTTGTAAATTTTACAATAATATTATTCTTAATATTATCATTTATTTTTATATAACAACAACCATTTTTTAAATCTTCTAAAATCTTATCGACATCTAAATGTATAACTGGTTCTTTTTTAATATATTTTGATTCTTCAAATGTATATTCATTATCATATATTTGATTTCTATAAATTCCATCAATAGTATCTTTTATAGTTATTAATTCTTTTTCATTTATATCTTTCAATAATTGAAATTTTTCTTTATAATCTTCTAATTTTTTATTTTCTGTATCTTTCAATAATTCATATTCTTCTACTAATTTTTTATTTTTATTTATTTGACTATCAATAGCAATTTTATATTTTTTGTGTAAATCTACATATTCTACTACCTTTGAATAAACATCTTTTAAATTTTTATTTTCTTCATCTATCTTATTTTTAATAATATCAGATATTTCATTTCCAGTATTTAATTCAAGTGTTAAATCATATAATTTATTTTGAATATCTTTTATAGACATTTCTTTTAAATTTATTACGGCATTTTCTAAATTCATATCCGCTTTTGATAATAAATATTTTGCAAAATTTGTTAATATTATTCCATCATTTTTTATAAAACTATAATATTGTTTTATCTGTTGTTTTAATTTATTTATATCAGATGTATTATATGACATTTTTATTATTATAAATTATATATTATTATCTACATATACTTTTACATTCAATTTTTATTATATATTCTTGCGTTTAAAAATTATTTAAAAAAATAAATATATAGATTATATATTATATGAGTGAAACAAAAAAGAAAAAAGTTAAAATTAAAAATGATGATATATGTGAAACATATGATTATATGAAAACAAATAAAGATAATATAAAGAATATTATAAAAAATAAAGACGATTTAATTATAATTAATAATCTTGCTATTTTAGTTAACAAAATTGTGATACATGCATTACAATTTCTAAAATTATATATATTACATTTATATGATAATAATTTAGATTTTCCAAAAATAGATAAAGAATTTATATGTGATATATTTAAAGTTATTACTATTCGTAAATGTGGTTCAGGTGGTTATACTGAAGATAATATGCCTAAACAAATGAAAGATTTAAAATTATTTTATAACGAACATTATAAAACAACAATTGTAATAGATGATATTTTATATTATGACAAATTGAGTTATATATTAGCATATGAAGCAATTGATATTGAAAAAAATATTACAAATAATATACAAGAACATTATGAACAACATATTAATAAATTTGTAAATATTACTTTCAAATTAAAAGATAAATTAAAAGAAATTAATGAAAAATATGTTAAACCAGAAACAAGAAAACAGAAAAAAAATTTATTATATGCTGAATTTAAAAATGTAAAAAATGATTTATTATCAACATCGACCGAATATAAATCATTAAAAACATATCATAAATGGATTATAGAACAAAGAAAATTTATTATTCCTAATAAGACCACATTTGATAAAGATAATATTTCATATGATATTAAAAGTAATACTATTGATTATTTAAAATGTTTTGTATATATTGGTAAAGAATTAGAAAAATTATATGATTTAGAAGATATCCATGATAGAACATTTAGATTATTTAATATATTACCATTGAGAACAAATATTATACCTAAAAATATAGTTATTGATACAGCGGGATTAATACAAAATTTTTTAGGCGATGAACCGACTAAAGAACATTTAAAAAATTATAAAAAAAATGCTAACCAACACACATTATGGAACAGAATATTTAAATTAGATAAAAAAGTATTCAAGAAAAATAATTATATGTTTAATTATATGATTAGAACAGATGGAATTTCATTATCTGTGTTATTTATACGAGTAGATAAAGGAGGGAATATAGCAAAAAAGAAATTAAATAATAAAATATCTACAGATACAAAATATATTGAAGATATTCAGTGGACAGACAAATTAAAAAAGAAAAGAGTTGTATGTGCTGATCCAAATTTAGCTGATATCATATATTGTGGTTCGAAAAATAAAAATGGAAATTTAGAAACATTTAGATATACACAAAATCAACGGAGATTAGAAACAAGGACAAAGAAATATAATAAAATAATTCATAAAGAAAATACAACTACAATAATAGAGGGGAAAACAATAAAAAAGATAGAGTCAAAATTAAGTAATTATAATTCAAAAACAAATAATTTTAACAAATTTAAAACATATATAATTGAAAAGAATAAAATAAATGATACATTATATAATCATTATGAACAGAATTATTTTAGGAAATTTAAACTAAATAGATTTATAAATACACAAAAAAGTGAGGCTAAATTAATAACTAATTTTCATAACAAATTTGGAACTCCAGAAGATGTATTATTTATAATGGGAGATTATGATAAAGGAAATAATCATATGAAAGGTGTAGAACCGATAATATGTAAAAGAATAAGAAAAATATTTAAAAATGCAGGATATGAAACATATTTAATAAATGAATATAGAACTTCAAAATTATGTAATAATTGTAGATGTGAATTAGAGAGATTTTTAATAAGAGAAAATAAAAAACCCAAACATAAAGGTAAAAAATGTCTGGTTAATGGATTACTTCATCATAAAGATGACAAGCATAATTGCAAGCTAATTCATAACAGAGATAAAAATGCCGTTCAAAATATGTTAAAAATCGTATCATATTTAAAAGAAAAAGGTAGACGCCCGAAAATATTTAGGAGAGAAAAGATATAAAAATAATCTTCATTCCTGTTTCACGACACGGATATAACCAGATTTTTACAGAAAGATATTTTGAATATAAATCAGATTTTTTTTATTAAAAAATCGTGTCATTTAAAATAGTCCATGCTGTAAAAATAATATTAATAAATAAAATAACTAATCAACTACTAACAACGTTTATTTTTCAGAGCCCAATTTATATTTTTCTCTCTTTTTTTAATACGTTCCATCATTTCTTGTTCTTCAAGAATTGCTTTTTGTCTTTGTTCATCACATTTTTTTTTAATTTCTTGTTCCTCCTTTAATTTTATCTGCTTTTTTTTATTAATTTCTTTTTTAATTTGTTCTTCCTCATAATAATCAGCCATTGCATTTTGATGTGCCAAAGAAATCTCAGCGAGCATATCAAATGCTTTTTGCTGTTCACTCTTGGACATATCTGAAGAAGAAATAGAGAAAGACCACCCCATATATTGTATGTTCTAATTTATAAATTTAATAATACAATATAATATAGTTTTCATTTTTTTATTGCTTATAAACATCAAGAACACGCGCTGATGGTTCTTTTACATTACCCCATTTTGGTAGCCAAAAATATGGAACTACATTAGATTGTATATCAGAGTATTTTTCATTGAATTTTAATCTATAATGAAGAGATTCTTTTGTATATGGTGTATTTATTTTAAATTGTTTTGCTTTTTTAAGATCTTCATCAGTATATTTTTCATTAAAATAATCTAAAACTATTTGATACCATGATCTCTTAAGAGATGATACACCGTCTGAAAATGCTTCTTTAGGTCGCCATAATACTTCATCTGGTATAATGTTTTTACCAGAAAATGCTTTACGTAGAAGATATTTTTCACAACCTTCTCGGGCCATTCTAAGTTTTGGATCAATTGACATATATAATTTAATAAAACGATGATCACCAAATGGCATTCTAGCCTCAAGACCAGAACCACCAATACATCTATCAACTCTTAATCCATCAAAATAAATAATATCTTTAGTAAGTTCATAAATTCTATTATTATAATCATTAATCGTTGGTGCATATTTTGTTTCATTATAACCACCACATACTTCATCAGCATAATCTCCTACAATTATAACTTTACAATTAGTATTATCTTTAATTTTTTCAGCAGAAATTAATTGTGGTACACTTGCTCTATTTGATGTAATATCATATGATTCTATTTTGTGAGTAATACGATTTTCTGCACATTCAATAAATTCTTCTTCTGAACATAATATATGTTGATGCTCTGATTGAATATAATCCGCAACTAATTTCGCATATTTTTCATCGGTACCATCAATCAATCCTATACAAATAGTCTTAATCTTATTTGGAAGTCTTTTTTGTTTCAATATATATGCACCTGCACCTGCACACAAACTAGAATCAAGACCACCACTTAACATAAATGCTACTTCTCTATCTGATACCATTTGATCTTCCACAATTTTCATAAATGTTTCATATATTTTTTGACATGCTTCTTGTTCATCAAAAATAGTAATTGGTATTTGATTTAAATATTCAGTATATTCTATTTTTGTATCAATCGTAAAATTATTTTTATGAATAACATATGTTCCAAATGTTGACGCTTTAACCTGTCCAGATTTTTTATATATTTGATTTGGATAAGGTATTCCACATAATTGAGATGTCAAACACAGAGAATTAAATTCGTATATATATCCATCATAATCAATAGAATTTTCATATTCTGCAAAATAAAGCGGTCTTTTTCCACAAAAATCTCGCATATAATGAATCTCACATACATCGTTTTTAATATGAATAATAATCATTGCAAATTCTCCTGACACATCACCTCTAGTTGTTAGAATATTATATAAATTTTGTAATCCTAAACGCTGATAAAGATGTATTAACATTTCACAATCAGAATGTGATTTTAAAAGATGGTCTAATTTAAATTCTTTTACAAGATTTTCAAATCCATAAATTTCTCCATTACACATTAAATAGATTTTTTCATTTTCAGTTGAATCAATAATAAATGGTTGGTCGCCCGCAGAACTAAGATCCATAATAGATAATCTATGAAATGTCATTAAAATTTCAAAATTACCAAAAGTAATATATGTATCAATAGATTTATCTGGACCACGTTTGTTAATTTCATCAGATGCTTTTTTTAAATCATGATGATTATGAATGTTAATTAGTTGAGTATATAACCAAATTCCGCACATATTATAATAATAATTTAATTATCTTTAAATTATTATAATAATTTAATAATTCAATTTTTCTTTAATTATTTTATAGGTATTAAACGAGGAGGATTTATAAAAAAATTAGGTTTTGATTTATAATTAATTCTTTTTTGTTTATTCTTTTTTGATAATTTTTTTGTTTTATTTTTTGATAATTTTTTTGTATTATTTTTTGATAATTTTTTTGTATCGACCATATATAATATTTAATAATAATTTAATAATATTTAATAATATTTATAATACTAACTAATAGATTATCAAATTGATTTATTTCACGACGACCTTTTATAATTCCATATTCTGCATCTTTTGATACATTAATAATTTTTGCTTTTCTTTTTTGATCTAATTTTTCATCATTAATAATTTTATCAAGTAATAATTTAATAATATTAGTTCCAGAAATGTTAGTAATTAACAAATTAAATATTATATTTCTCATTTGATTAATCATTTTTAGATCTCCATTTTTAATATATTTATATAATTCAATTATAGCTTTTTCTGCAGATAAATTTGGATCTAATAGTTTGATATGAATTAATAAATCATACATAGTACATTTTATTTTAAAAACAATGTCATCTAATTTTAATTTTTTTTCAGTATTAATATATTTTATTGTTTTATAATTTGTTTTTGTTACTTTATTTAAAAATATATTTAATGATGAAAAATATTCATTATAAGTATTTTCTGTAATATTATTTTTCATAAAATTCATTAATATTTTAAATATTTCATTTCCAAGTGTATTTATAAATCTATCAATATTTTTATATATAAAAATATTATCTTCATTTGCTTTTATTATTGTATTTAAATAAGATGAATTATCAAAATTTAAATTAATTTTTAAAAATAGATTTTTTAAAATATCTAAATAATCGATTATATTATCAATATAGTTTTGATTTATTTTATAAATTTGTAATATCCATAATACATTTTTTATATTTCCATTATATTTTGTTAATATAAAAGCTAATTTATCTAATGATAAGTTAATATTTTCCATTTGAGAAATAGTAAAAGAATAATTTACAATTTCAGTATTATCTGGTGTTTTTAAACCAATGCATAAGCATCTACTTGACAGTGGATCAATAATTTTTGAAATAGAATTAGTAATAATTATAAATCTACATTGATCGCTATATTGTTCAATCGTTCTTCTTAATGAAAATTGTACAGATTCTGACATAATATCAACATTATTTATCACAACTAATTTAAAATGATGTTTAGATTTAATAATATTATAACTTGCTCTACCTACATATATCTTAATAACATCATGAATTAAATATCTATCATGATTATTGCCTTTTGGTTCGATAAATATATGATGAAAACTTTGTTGAAATTCTTCTACAGTTATTGTATTACCCGAACCACTAACATTATATGATACGTTTCGTGTAATATTAATTGTATCACCGAATAATAGATTCATAAAAATATTAACCATTGTTTTTTTTCCACACCCATGAGGTCCATGAAATAATATATGTGGAACCGAATCATCATTTGCCATAATTTCTAATAATTCATAGATTTTCTTATGGAAAAAAGTGGATTCAATTGATTTTGGAATATACTTATCAACATAGAACATATTATTAATATATTATTAATATATTATTAATACATTATTAACTATTTTTAAATTAAAAAAAATCAATTTTTATCACACATATATAATATGTACGGACTTCATATTGATTCAACTCCTGATAATTTAATAAATCAGATACAAAACTATAAGGAATTAAAATGTATACAATTATTTATTAATATCGATAAAAAACATAAAAATAAATATAATGAATTTAAAAAATTAACTGAAAAATATAAAATAAATTTAATAATACATGCATCATATACAATAAATATTGCACAAAAATGGGATGAATATAGTTGGTGGATACAACAATTATTATTAGAAATTAAATTAGCAAATGACATTGGTGCAAAATTAATTGTATTACATCTTGGTAAAAGTCTTGATTTAGATTTAAATGTTGCAATAAATAATATGTATTCAGCATTATTATATATTGCACATAAGACAGAACATATTCCAATTAAAATATTATTAGAAACATCTTCAGGTCAAGGAAGCGAGATGTGTATTAAATTAGAAGATTTGTCTAATTTTATTAATAAATTATTAAAACACAAAAATAAAAAAATTTCTGATAAATTTGGTATATGTATAGATACATGTCATATATTTAGTGCAGGATATGATATTAATACTAAAGAAACAGTGTTAAATTATTTGAAAGAATTTGATAAATATATTGGAATAACAAATATTAAATTATTTCATTTAAATAATAGTAAAACAAAATTAGGTTCTAATGTTGACAGGCATGATAATCTAGAAAAAGGTAATATTCAATTAGAAGGCTTAAAAGAGATTATAAAATTTGGTTTTAAATTAGATATACCTATAATATTAGAAACACCTGATGAATTTATTAAAGATGATTTATATTTATTAAAGTTAATGAAAAAATAATTAATATATATATATAATATATAATAGATGATACTTGGTATGATTAGTATTTTTAAGAACGAAGCCAATATTTTAGAAGAATGGATAAATCATTATATAAACGAAGGCGTTGATATATTTTATTTGATTGATAATGGTAGTAATGATAATTATATGGATATTTTAGATAAATATATAAAAAATAATATAGTTGTGTTAAATGTTGATGGTACGCGTCATCAACAAGCAAATTTAATAAATAAATATTATTTAGAAGATGCAAAAAAATGTGATTGGGTAATATCAGTTGATTTAGATGAAGTTGTGTATGCTCGTAATGGATTTAAAACAATAAAAGATTATTTAAGTTCATTAAATAATATTAATCAAATACATATACCATGGAAAATGTTTGGTTCAAGTGGTTTTGAAATGCAACCAAATAATGTAATTGATAATTTTATTTGGAGATGGAATCCTACAATATTATTATTTGGAAAATGTATAACTAAGGGAAATATAATAAATCGGTTAGATATACATGGATGTGATATAAATACAACAGAAGGAATTATTACAAGTGATGGAAAATAAAAACGGAAGGATACAATTTTTGTTGATATATCAGAAGATATATTATTAAATAGCAGTCTTCATTTAAATCATTATGCTATACAATCATTAGATTGGTTTAAAAGAATTAAAATGACTAGAGGCGATGCACATTCGATTACAACTGAATATATAAGAAATTTAGAATATTTTAGAGCATATGATCATAATGATAAAAAAGATACCGAATTAAAAAATAAAAATGTTAATTTCGATTGGATTACTTATTTGAATAAATACGAAGATTTAAGAAATGCAGGTATAAATACAAAAGATGCTGCTATAGAACACTGGAATGAATATGGAAAAAAAGAAGGTAGAACTTATATTTAATATTTTTTTGCCAGGTTTTTTTATAAAACTATCTAATTTCATTAGATAGTTTTATAAAAAACGTCATGTCTTTCATAACGTCTTAAATTAATATCTAACATATATCCTCTATTTTCATAAAAACGAACTAATACTGCATTATATGTATCAAAAATTAACATAATTCCATTACATTTATATTTATATCCTTCTCTTTCTAACATATCCATCATTTCTGAACCCATACCAGTTTTTCTTAAAGATTCTGCAACATAAATATAATTTATAAATAATACTTTTCTTCTATCATCTAATTCCATTAATTGACTCACTATAAACCCAACTATTTTTTTCTGTTCATTTAATGCAATAATAATTAATACATCATCCGAATGTAAAGTTTCACTAATCTTTTCTTTTGTATGCATTAATTTATAATCGTCTTTTAATTCAATAAAATTATTATAAATTAAATCAGTTAATTTGCTCAATTCGTTATTTTTTAAATCTTTATGTGTTAATATGTGGTATTTCATATATATTATACTTATTAAAAAAATTATTTTTTGTCTTTTATAAAATTATTAATCTTGTCTTTTATATCATCTCTACTATTATACTCTATTAATTCATCCAAATTTATACTTTCTCTAGTATATGGATTTTTATTTGTTTCTCTTATTAGTAAATATAAAGTCGTTTTTTCAAAAAAATCATTTAAATTTGGTAACATTATAGGATCTAATATTTCAATATTAAAAATATTATCTATATATTCTTGATTTAGATTATCAAGATTATCATTATATGAATTAAACTTATTTTTTAATAAATTAATTTTTGTATTAATATCGTAAAATATATTAATATTTTTTGTTTCAATATAGTTTATAAGATTCTCATAGTCTAATCCAATAAATGGATAATCAAAATCATCACAATGTTTATAAATTATTATTAATTTACTAATTAAAATATTTTTTAATAATATATCAGTATTAAATTTATATAATTTGTACAAATTATTAGTTTCATTCATATAATTTAACATAACTGAAATATTTAGATTGTTTTTATAAAATAAATCTTTAATATATTTATCCTTTATATTATCAAAATAATAATTTGTAATTTCTGTAAAAATATTTATTGCTGTAATAAAATTATAAATTGATTCTTTCATAAGATTATAGATATTAAATTCTATTTCCATATTTAATAAATTTGTTAATAAATTAAAACATTCATTTTCAAAATATAATATATGATATAATAATGTATCACAATTATTAATATTATCACTTAATTTATTCAACTTTTTTATTTTTAATAAAATTTTCGATAATATATTAAATAAAGATATTTTTTCATCAATTGTCATCCAAGTTAAAAATTTTATATTTTCAAAAATATAAATCATTTTATGTAAATAGTTGGTTGGAATATAATTAGATTTATCGTCTATTAATATTTTAGTAACATCAACAAAAAGATTAAATTTTTCATGAATATTAAGATATGAACTACTAATCAAATTTATTAATGTGTCAAATATATATTTATAATTATTAATTAACAAGTTATTTTTCATAACAATATTTAATATTTCTATTGAATTATTAATTACATTAATATCAAAAAAAATTTGAAATTTATCAATAACTAATTTATAAAAATCTAATATTAATTCTAACTTTGAATTATCATTATTAAATATAAATAAATTATTAACTATTTCAGTTAATTCAAATATTGGTAATATTTTATTAATAAATTTTATTAATATTATTGTAAATTCACTGTAAATATCATCTATCTCCAATGTTTTATGAAATAAAAAAATACTCGATAACAACACAAATAATTTAGTATGATTTATTTTTGTATAACAATTTTGTAATAAATCAGTAATTATATTAATTTTACCTATTATTAATAGAAAATCATATATATCAATATAATTATCCACTGATAAAGATTTAAATTTATAAATCTCATATAATAATTTATAATTAATATTTTCTAATAAAAATAAATGTTTTAATTTATTAATATTATTTGTGCCTTTTACAACATCAATTAATATTGTTTTTTTATGTTCTACAACATTATCTAAAAATTTATTTAAAAAATTTATAATAAATGTAGTATCATCTAAATTAAATATGATATTTTGAACTATATCATCATAATTAAATACATAAAAATTTGTTACCAATATATCAATATTCATATCTAGAATATATTTATCATTAATATTAACATTTATTTCTTCGAATATTTTATTACAATCTAAATTCATAATTTTCTATAATTAAAATATATAATAATACTTAAATGAAAAATCACATATTAATTATAATATTTTTATTTATATTTTTATTTATATTATTGATTTTATTATTAAGTACATATAATGATAAAGAGAATTATGATTCTATTACAAAAAATATAAATACTATAGAAAATTGCGCAGATGTCGCATCATCATTATATGGAACAACTGCATTTGGATATAATAAAAAAAATAAAAATTGTTACGTTTCAAAAACACCTTTAACTAGACCAGTTAATCAGAATCATCCTTATCATACAGAATATGATGTAACAGATATAGTATGTAATAAAACTTTATTTATGAATAATCAAAATAATATTGCACAAGATACAATGATTGGAAATAGATTATATAATTGTTATAATATTAATCCTAGACATTATGATGATGACACAAAAACAAATAATAATAATAATTATTATTTATATTATTTCGAAAAGAATAAACCAAAAAAATTAATAACATATCAAGATATAAATAAATTACCAATATCATATCATAATTTTTTTCATATAGATTGGCCCACAGAAAAATCAGAATTAAATGTTCTTGATGTTAAATTTGGACAATATAAAACAAAAAGAGAAATTTCTGGTCAGAAAATTATAAATGGTCCGACGGATAATATTTATATAAATTGGAATAATAAAAAGTTAAATAATAAAGAGTTAACTAAGTAATAAAGAGTTAACTAAGTAATAAATAAAAGTTAAGTAATAAATTATTTTGTAGATTTCTTCTTCTTAGGTGCTTGTGTTTTTTTAGAACATAATCTTTCTTCTTTTAATCTGATTTCCTCTAAATCTTTCATCCAATTATTATAAACTTTTATAAATTCATCCAATTCATTAATCCATATTTCCTCAATTGTAAGATTCTTATAATCATCTAATATTTTTTGAATATCTTTTTCTTCTTTCTTTAATTCTTCTATTTTTTCGTAAGTTAAAGACCATAATGGCATATCTATCAGATATTGATATGATTTTTCTTCTTCACTAACATTTATTCTCTTTGCTAATCGAGGAAATTTTAATTCTTTTAATCTGGCAATAATTATATCTTTCTTTTGTTTTTCAATAATAATCTTTTTATCTAAAATATATTCAATAAACATTCGTTTATATTTTGCAATATTTGCATCATTCTCAAGAACTCTAATTTGATATTCTTTACGAACAATATATTTCGCATGACGACAATTATAAAAATCAATTAAAATCTCATAAGGAGAATCGTATTTTGTTATTTTATTATTTGAATTATATAGATACATATTTGTCATTGTTAATGTTGAATTTAATTTAAGATATTTTTCTAATTCATTTGATTTAATTAATTTTTGTAATTCACCTGGTTTAAATTGTACAGTTATATCAACTTTATTATTAAATGGTTTCATATTAAAATCAATTATTTTCTTTTTATTGGATTCTTCTTTCTTATCCATTATCATCATCGATGTTAAGTATTCTTTATATTTTTCAAAAGATATAGGTCTTAAACTAATTGGTATTTCTGTAATATGTACTGTATCATCTGTAATTATTTTATATATGCCGTCGACCGAAAATCTTTGATCATTTACTTTCTTTATCAATCCATTAAATCCACGATAATATGGTGTTAATTCTTCATAATCTTCATCTTTAATAATTTTTTTTAATCTATCAACAATATCAAGCGGATTAAATTGTATTACATTTGTTGAATATCCTGTTCCAATACCTGATGTTCCATTTATTAGAATCATTGGAATAATTGGATAATATGATTCTGGTTCAACTGTTTTACCTTCTTCTACAATATATTTTAATATTGGTTCATCTTCTTCTCTAAATATATAATGTGCTAATTTATTAATATTAGTAAATATATATCTCGGTGATGCAGCATCTTTTCCTTGCATACTACGAGAACCGAAATTACCTTTTGGTTCAAGTAAGTTAATATTATTACTAGTTGGCCAATTTTGCGCCATACCAATAATGGCTTCAAATAAACTGACTTCACCATGATGATATTCAGTTTCACACCCAATATATCCTGCAAATTGAGCAACTTTAATATCTGCAGCACGTTTTCCTCTCTTTAATCCTGCAAAAAAGATTTTGCGTTGAGATGGTTTAAATGCATCAATAACTGATGGAATTGAACGAACATTATCTGCATTTGAAAAATGAATTAAATCACGGTTAATAAAATCTTTATATGTTACTTCACCAACCATTTCAAGTATATCTTCTGGGTCATATTTACTCAACCATCGTTTACGGTCATCTTTACGTTTTTCTTCGAATGCAAGAGTAATATATTCATCTACATTTTTTAATTTTTTTATTGTATTTTTTGATAAATTTTGTTTATTTGTTTTGTCAGGTTTATTAGATTTATTTGATTTATTAGATTTATTATCATCATTATCCGAATCATTTTCTTCATCAGAAGATTTATCATCTTCACTTGAAGAATTATCATCTTTATCAGAAGAATTATTATCTTTTGTATTATTATCTTCAGAATCACTAATATCGCCATTACATATAAAATTAACTTTTTTATCATCAAAATCTAAAAATGTTTCTTTAGCTTCTAGAGCGGTAGATGTTCCTAGCCCTTTATAGTATTTCGCATCAGACCATAAGTGTAGATTATCTGTTTCATTTTTCTTCCACATTTTATATTCATTTAAACTATAAAATATTTTCGGATTTTCTTGTTTTTTATCCGAATTCTTAAATATTTTTAATAGGGGAGTTCTAAGACATTGGATAAAACTATCAGTAATTATCAAACTAGGCCACATATAATGAATCAAATTAATTATTAGTCCTTTAATATGAGATCCATCTGCATCTTGATCGGTTAAAATTATAAGACCACCATATCTAAGTTCTTTAGTAGTTTTATATTCAACTCCTTGTTTTAATCCAAGAATTCTTTTAAGAGTTATAAATTCTTGATTTTTTACAAGTTGTTGAACTGTAGCATTTCGAACATTTAATAATTTACCTCTAAGTGGAAATACACCATATAATTTGGAACCAATAATTTCTAATCCTTCTTTTGCAAAGGCTTTAGCCGAATCCCCTTCTGTTAATATCAATCTACAATTATGAGAATTTAAGCCTCCGGCATCTTCAGCATCATCTAATTTTGTTAAATCTTTAAGATTTTTTTGTTTTTTTCCATCACTCTTTTTAAGCTCCTTATTTTCTCTAAATTCTGCAAGACTAATTACTTCATCAATAATACCAGTTTTTGCAAATTTATCAATAAATTCATCAGATAGTTCACATTTAGAACCAAATGATGAAGTTTTTGTGGTAAGTTTATCTTTTACTTGGGAATTAAAAGTAGGGTCTTCGATAGAACATATTAAAAATAATGTTATATTCATTTTAATTGTATCAGATTTAATATTTAATTCTTTGTTTTTTTTATTAATAATGTCGGTTAATTTATCACACATTTGGTCAATAATATATTTAACATGAGTTCCGCCATTATATGTACAAATACCATTGACAAAGGACATACTAGTTGGACCAGCATTATTATCAAAAATTGCACCAATTTTCCATCTTAATCCTGATTCAAATAAAGTTAATGTTTTTGGTTCAGTATCATAATACATCTTAACATATTTTGTAAAATCTTTACAATCTATTTTTTTATCATTAAGATATACATTCACATTTTTATTAGTACAAATTGCTAAATCATAGACACGTTTGCTAAAAAGAGATAATATATCAGATGTAAGATTTTTATATCCAAATCTAGTATATTCTGGTATAAAACTAATTTTAGTATAAGAAGCTTTTTCAGTATCTTTAATAATTGGTTTTGTTTTTTCTCTCATATTTTTAGTAAAAGTTTGACAATAGAATTTTTTACTACGAGAATCAACAGTTTCTATCTCAAATTTAGAAGAAAAGATATTAGTTAATTTTGCACCAAAACCGTTTTTACCTCCTACAATTTTTCCTTTTTCTTCATATGTAGAGGATGTTCTTAGTGTTCCAAAAATTAATTCTGGTACATATAATTTAGTATCTTTGTGAAATTCTATTTCAATACCAGGACCATCATTGTATACACTAATTTCGCCAGACGATTTATCAAAATTAACTTTTATATTTTTACAATCCTTATTTCGTACTGAATGATCACTTGCATTAACAATAATTTCATCGAAGATTTTATATAAACCTGGAGAAAATAATATATCTGATTTGACAAATTTATCATCTTCTTCATTTAATATCCACATTGGAACCATATTTGTATCAACTGTACCAATGTACATATCTGGACGTAATAAAGCATGATCGATATCATCTAGTTTTTTATATTTATCTTCTACTTTTACCGATTTATTCTTAGATTTATCAGACATTTATAGTTATGAACCTATATATTATTTCTTTAAATCTATGATTATAAAAATCAATTTTTTTATAAAAAATGTAATAAAAAAATATAATATTATAAACATCTTTTCAAAAGTGATTTAATATGAGCACTATCGTCATAGTCGTCAGTTATCAAAAGTGCACCATATTTAAGTTCACTAAATGCTTGCGTAGTTGTATAATCCACATCTTCTTTTATTCCAATAATTTTTTTAATGTTTTCTATATTTTTTTCATTCATTTTGTCACTATTGTCTTTAAAATCTATTTTATCGACAATACCAGTTTTTTGTACATTTGTCACATATTCACATTTTACTGGAAGTCTATCTATCAGTTGAGAAATAAAAGTAGGACATATATGTGACATTTGTGTATTTGTATACTTATGAAATTACAAATATTAATAATAATAAAAATTCAATTTTTTTTATAAATGATATTAAAATATAATAATTATAAATAATATATGTCAAATTTTAATAGACCAGTAAATTTTAATCGTGATATAATAACTGAATTTGATAAATCACAAGTTGATAAAAAATCATATGTTAATGATAAAGAAAGATTATTAAAAAATAAATTTAAAAGTGATGATTATAATTTTAATGAAGTAAAAACACCAATCAATCCATTATTTGTACCAAATGCATTAATAACAAATCAATTAAATTATAATGCTGTAAATCAAATAAATCAAAAAGAATATGATCCATTGTTACACTATTTAAATGAAAAAGGATTATATGATAAAAATACGAAAATACGTTATAATGTAGATTATGTAAATATAGATAGTAGAAATAGATTACAAACATCTAAAAATATAATAAAAACAAATATAAAAACATCACAAAATGTATTGAGCATAAGTGGAAATAATTTAAATATACAATTAAATTCGAATCAAATAACATTTTTTAATGTTGGAGACAAAATTACAATAAACAATTTAAATCCATTTAATGTAATATATAAAGCATTTACTTTGCCAAATACTCTAATAATGCAATTTACATCTGGACAAAATTATGTGCAAATAAATATTAATCCAAATTGTAATGTAAATCAATATATTAATTATATAAATGTTGATACAACAAATGTTAAAGTAAATATATCTGGTGTAATTGGTGTAAGAACTGTTGGTACAAATATTTATAATGATGTGACATCTGCATATATTGGTAATGTTCCAACCGCATTTTTAAATTCAGAACATCAAATTTATATTACACCCCCTAATACTAATATCAATCCACAACAAAATGTATTTTATATATTAATGCCATATGTATCAGATGGAACAAATATTGCTTTAATAAATAATTATAATATAACATTTTCATTTAATCATTATAATTTTATCCCAATAAATCAAATTAATGCAAATTATCCAGTTAATCCAAATGAAATAAATGGTTATCAAATAGTTAATTCGATTGATAATATCAATAATATTATATCTTTTATAATATATCCACCATTGAATTTAGATTTATCGGGTAATAAAAATTATAGTTATTCTAATTTTGGTAATCAAATCAATATAGGACTAATAGAAAAAACAGTTTATGGTTATCCTGAACAAAATAGTTATGTTATTAGTTTAAATAAATTATTTACAAATATAATTTTAGTCCGATTAATTGATTCTGTATTTAATAATCCAAATAAAACATTATTTGATACAGGAACTAAAAAAAATAATAGAATATATTTTCAAAGTATTGACAATTTAGAAGATATTCAATATATTGAATTAAGTGCAGGATTTTATGATATAAATACATTAAAAACTAGTATCGAGACTGCATTTTCACAATTATCAAGAAATATAACAGATTCAGCATTTAATTATGATTTAAATTATAATATAATATTTAATTGTAATTTAAATACAAATCTTGTAAGTTTTGAAAATTATAAAACAAAAACATTACAAGTTCCAATAGAATCAGTAAATCCAACCATAACTCCATCGGATACTTCTATTGGTGTTGGAACTTATA